TCAGGCCGCCTCATCATGCTCCGGCAGGGCGGGTGGAGCAGGCAGCGGGCGGTTAGGCAGTAAAGGCAAACCGTGTTTGCTACGCAAACGCTGGCAATCCACATTTGGGCTGCCATCCAGTTCCCAGATTTGGTAGTCACGACAGGGGGTAGGGCGATCCGGATAAATAGCGCAATGAATTCCAGGCTGGCCCAAGGTGCCACGCAAGGCAATACAACGACCTTCACCTTGCTCGGTTCCTTTCATACAGGCGCGCAACGGCCCAACCTTGGTGGTCAACTCGACCGGCACCGTACCGCCAGTCTCGCCACTTAACTCACCACTATAGAAAGACACCCGAAAGTGCGAACAGCACACGCCACAGCTTAAACAAGGATTTTCATCAAAAATCGCGTCATTGGGCGGCGTATAAAGCACCGCTTCCAGCGTAGTTTCCTGAACGCCGGGTAAATCCAGTAGTTGAGTCGGGGTAGGCGGGAGAGAAGAGCAAGTCATGTGCGTAGGTGTCCCGTAGCAGCCGCAGATCTGTTTCGGACGAGATTGATGATCTGCAGGCGTAAAGCAATCATTTTATTTTTGCCCGAAGAACTTGAATAGAAAAATCGTGCGCCAGTAAGGTGGCTTGATGCTGGCTGGAGACAGATTGAGTGTATCTATATGTTTCTTGTCTCTGCCTTGCCAGGAAGGACATAAATTTCTGGGAATTCGTCAGTTTTTTGTTTAATTCTTATAAAACAATGGATTACAAGATTTATCGGTCTTGGAGAGCAATTTTTCCAGCTAAGACATATAAAAAAGATCATCTTTTTTATAGAAAAACGCAAAATAGTGTTGACAGCCCCATAGGGAAGATCTATTATTTCATTTCTTCACCGCAGGCGGTTAGCTCAGTTGGTTAGAGCGCTACGTTGACATCGTAGAGGTCGCTGGTTCGAATCCAGTACTGCCTACCAGAATACATGCACACAGCTCCAAGCTGTGCCAAGAAAAGCCCCAAAGATCAATGCTTTGGGGCTTTTTTGTTGCTCAGCGTTCCAAGCTGCGCCAAGCCCCGCCAAGGTATTTTGGGGGCATGAATGGGGGCACGGACGAAACGAATGGGGGCATGGCTATTTTGGTGCTTTCCCGAGCTGTTCATCCAGATAGTCCGACCACCATTGCATCAGATCATGACGCTCTGCCATGTACTGGGCATGGTTGTAAGCACGGCGTACCTTGTTGCGATCACGGTGTGCCAGCTGGCGTTCAATCACCTCTGAACGAAAACCGCTTTGCTCGTTCATGATGGTCGATGCAAGCCCTCGGAATCCATGGCCCGTCTGCAGGCCGCCAAATCCCATAATTTTTAACGCCCGATTCATTGTCTCGCTGCTGATGGGCGTAGAGCGAGGGTTATGCACGCCGGGGAACAGAAAGGAGTGACGTCCAGATAAGGCCCGCAGCGATTCCAAGATTTGAATGCTTTGGCGCGATAGGGGCACCAGGTGGTCTGCAGCGCTTTGCTTCTGGATCAGCCGGCCTTTCATGCGCTCGGCCGGAATCGTCCACAGCGCATTGGTCATATCAAACTCTTCCCAGCGGGCCCAGCGCAGTTCGTTTGTGCGTGGAAAGGTGCGCATCATAAGCTGCAGCGCGTATCGAGTCTCGGGCCGGCCGTGGTACTGCATGATGCGCTGTAGCAGCAGGGGCAGGTCCTCTTCATCGACGTGGGGGTAGTGCTGCACCGGAGGTCGCTCTTGCAGGAACTGGCGCAGCCCGTGCGTGACATCATTGTTGGCCAACCCGACCCCGCACGCATAGCGAAAGACCATGCCGACAGCTTCCAGGACCCGTGACGCCATCTCGAGTGCGCCGCGGTGCTCCACCGTCTGAATGATCTTCAGCACTGCTTTCCCTGTGACCGCCTCAATCGGCATCTTGCCGATGACGGGGTACACGTTCGCCTGGAGAGCATTGCGTATCCGTTGGAAGTATCCGGCGCTCCAGCTCTTTTTGCGAACCTCCAGCCATTCGTTGGCGACAATCTCGAAGGAGGGCGGCAGGTGCGCCGCGGTGGCTATGGCAGTCAGGCCGGGGTCCACGTTCTCCGCCAGTTCCGTCTTCGCTTCTTCGCGCATCTGGCGAGCCTTGGCCAAGCTGACCTCGGGATACGAGCCAAAGGTCAGCCGGCTTTCAGCCTTCGATTGAGGACGGCGGTACTTCAGGCGCCAGCGCTTGGCTCCGCTGGGCAACAGCTCCAGGTACAGGCCACCTCCGTCGAACAAGCGATTCTTGCCGTCGGGGCTGTACTTGGCGGATTTGCATTGCGAATCGGTCAGGGGAGGGATGATCTTGGCCATTACGGTTTATATGCCTCTTTAGAGTAGGTGGTGGGGCTGCTTAGCCAGGCAAGAATGTCCCGGCCGCGCCATACCGTACAAGACGAGCTCAAGGCCTCGCCCGCTGGCGCACGGCCGTTGAGGATTCGTTTTCGCCAGGTCTCGCGGCTAAACGGGATGCGGTCGGCGAACTCGTCCCACCGGTACAGGCCTTCGGGGTGGATGGTGGGGGCGCTCTTTTGAGAATGTTGGGTGTTGTTCATGACTGTCCTTTCATGAAGGTGATCCAGTGGGTGTCAGCTCGTTTGCCGCTGGGATGGCCGAACAGGGGCTTGTGTGGGGTCAGCTCAAGGATCTGGCGAGTGGGGATCTGGATCTCGTTCCATTTAAAGATCAGCACACCCTCGGGCTTGAGGACGCGGAAACATTCCGCAAAGCCACGACGCAGATCGTCTTGCCAGTCATCGCTTAGGATTCCGTACTTGGCTCGTAGCCAGGATTCCCGCCCAGCGTGACGCAGGTGAGGGGGATCGAAGCAGACAAGGCGAAAGCTCTCATCCGGGAATGGCATGGCCCGGAAGTCCATATTCAGATCGGGCGTGATGTTGAAGGCCCGTCCGTCGCAAAGCGTGTGGTTCTCGCTGCGGATATCTCCGAAGAGAGCGCGCTGGTCCTGGCGGTTGAACCACATCATGCGGCCACCGCAGCAGGGATCTAAAACAGTAGCCTTCATTCTCTGGCTCTCCATCCGTTCTCACCCCAGACCACACAAGAGCGTTCCAGCTCATGGCACAGGGATGCATATCCGTTATTGAAATGACCGTGGGTGCTGGTTTTGTGCAAGAGCACGCGTACTCCCGGGTCATGGCGAAGGGTAAAAAATTGCCCCGGTTCGATATGTCGAAGGCGGGGCAGGGGTTTGTTGGAATGCTGATGTTTCACCGGCGCTCCGTAATTTGATTAAATTGCCGGCCGCTCTTCGTGTAAACGAAAGGCGGGTTTACGTCTATGGATGATCCTGTCGTGGTGCATCTAGAATCTCCGTTCCGCACAACGATTAGGGGGGAATATGAATGCATGCCAAGAATGCGAATCATTAAACGGGAAAAGCTCTGTTCAACCGCCTCACTCACAGTTGGAGTTTTTGACAGAGTTCGGTGCGGGAACGCCTGGTGCGCTGGTATTAATGTCAAAGCGTTATAGGTGTAGAAGCTGTGGGACTCACATGTTGGCTCACAGTGAGAATGGAGATATTCCCAATCTGTGGGAGGCTCGGCCTCTTTAGCGTAAGAGAGTGGGGAAGGACCGAGGTGAGCTAGTTGCCCGTTTAGCGCCCCTTCTCCAATCATCCTCTTCGCTCACCACCCAGTGCGTCCACTACATCGGCGATCAAGTTGGACAGCTCTGAAGTCATCAAGGTCATGTCGGCATCAAAGATTTCGTCATCGTTGACGGCTGTCACGTCTTGTTTTTCAGTCAGGATGTCCAGCGGGGCCACGCGTTTGATGTCCAGTGCGTCGGTCAGCACAAAGCTGATGCGATCTGCCCAGGTCATGGCCAGGCGGGTGCATTGCTTGCCGGCTTCAACGTGCTTGCGCACTTCGTCAATGTCGGCGCTTTGCTTCACGTAGCGTACGGCAGCACCGCTATCGCCGGTGGAGCGCAGTTCCGTGTCCTGGTCAACGGTGAAGTTGGCCAGTTGCTCTTCGTCCACCAGCCAGGAGGTCATGGCGGCACCGGGCGATTGCTCGGTGTACAGAGGCTGCACGGGGAAAGGTTCCACGCTCTTGGCCAGCAGGCCCAGAACTTCGTCGCTCTTGGCGGTAGCCGCGGCATCAATCACAAACCAGTGGTTTCGCGTGTCGATCCAGACCATTGTGTCGCGCTGCACAGCATGAGAGCGGGGCATCAAATCAATGATGATCTGCTCTTTGATTTCCTTCATTTGCTTGCGGCCTGGCTTGTAGCCTTGTTGCTCTTCGATTTCACGGGCCTTCTCGCGTGCCGTTTGGTTGACCACAACGCTGGGCAGCAACTTCTTTTCAGCACGCATGCAGATCAGGTACTGCCCATTCACTTCATGCACCAGCTCACCGCCTTCACGCGGCGGTACCCAGCCTAGGCTGAGAGGTTCTTGGTTGCCGCATGGCGCGAATTGATGCTTAGCCAGCAGGTCGGCCAGTTGTTGAGCGGACAAGGCAAATGCCGTATCCAAGCGATAGATACGCAGGTTTTTTAACCACATGGGTGTATTCCTTTCAGGATGGGCTATGCTCACGCGGATAATTCGTTGCGTGGAGTGGATAAGGAAATGAAAAAAGAAGACGCTGATCAGTTGATCAGGTGTGTGAGGGAGTGTTGGTGGCGAGTGCTAGCTGTTATCTCATTTCCAATCGTCGCTTCAATTGCAGTATTTTCTGATTGGCCATGGGACGATTCTCCATGGGTAGCGATGGGTGCTGTAGCTACTTTTTTAGCTGTACTTACAGCTATTTGCATAGCTTTAAGTCAACGTGCAGATGAGAAATTGCTTAGAGAGCATAGGGCTCGGATAGCTGCTGCATATATTGCACCGATACTCGATAAAACAGCGGCAACCATGACATTATGTTTTGAGAGTAAAGAGCCAATTGTGAACATTACTGATGGTACAAAGATTATATTATCTGGGCTTTGGTCAATTGAAAAAGTCACCTTGTCGAACCTTACAGACTACTCTTATTTGGATCCTGCCGGTGCATCAACAGTTTCAGAGTCTATCGGTTTGCTGGTTGGTTTTTTAGAGATTAAAGGACTCCCTAGATCCTATTCAGACAGTTATGAATATTCGATGGTACTTGACGGCGCAAGAAAGACGGTCGAGACCGGGGTGTTGAAACAATCAAGGGAGACTTTTGAAAGGGTTGCCAACCGGATGAAGTCACTCAGAGTGGATATTTAGTTGAGACGCAGTTGGGTCCGTGGGAGGACGGATTAATTCCCACGACCACTATGTACATCTAGCATGTATGTTTGCTTTGTGATGATTTCGGTATTGAAATGCTCTTGACTGCCCCGGCCTGCCCTTTTTGAGATCATGGCTAGGTTTAGCATCAAATGCAGTACGCGTTGCGCGCTAGCAGGGGAGAAAATGGAATGTCATCGTCCATATCGGCTAGGTTGCCGGACGAGGGCGGCGGGGCCTGCCGTTGCTGTTGCCCACGTCCCGTGGCCTCTGCGTAGCCGTTGCGCTGCTGGCCTTGGGGTGGCGAGTTGGGCTGCTGCGACTCCCCGTCGCGACCGCCCAGCATTTGCATTTGCTCGGCGATGATCTCGGTTGTAAACCGCTCCTGACCGTCCTGGCCTGTCCATTTATGGGTGCGCAGACGACCTTCTACGTAGACAGGACGGCCTTTGCGCAGGTACTCGCCCGCGATTTCAGCCAGACGGTTGTAAAACACTACACGCACCCATTCCGTTTCTTCGCGGCGGTCGCCCGTGGTCTTGTCCTTCCATGTGTTGGAACACGCGATGGTGATATTGCAAACTGCCATGCCATCAGGTGAGTATCTAACCTCCGGATCTCTGCCTAGGTTGCCAATCCCGATCCATTTATTTACTGACGCCATCTCGTCTTACTCCGTTCTGAATTGCGATATGCCCAGCGTGCTGGCGGCAAATTCCGAAAGCTGATGCAATGTCCTTGTAAGGAATTCCCTGCTTTGCCATTGCTACTATTTCAGCTTCAACATAGGCTGATATTTTTGTTTGCGGCAGAGCGAACCCTTTGGCTTGCCGCCCCTTTGAGACCGCGTCTTGCATATTCTCTTTCCTTGTTCCTAGGAATAGGTGATCTGGGTTGATGCAGCGGCGGTTGTCGCACGAATGACAAACATCCATTCCTTTAGGAATGTCCATACGGTTTGCTAAACGGTAGGCGTGTCGGTGGGCATGATCGGCCTTGCGTCTGATTGTTGCTCGGGCGTAACCGTTGGCCTGCACATAGCCCTGGTACTCAAGGCATCCGGTAGCAGTCTTCACGCAGCGTCCCAACAAGTGTTTAAGACGTAGTGAGTCAGTCGACTTAGCCAGAGTGGTTAGTCCGGCCATTTATGCGGCCTCCAGCAGGGCGTCCCGCAGTTCCTGCTGATACTTGGTGACAGTTCGCTCGAACTCCATCAGATCGGATTCCAGTGATTCGATCTGGTTGTCGTCGCGCTCGATGCGGATGATCTTCATGCGGCCCAGGTCATGAACCCACAAGACCAGATCCACCCACTTTCGGCCAAGCAACCACATTGCGCCATTGCACTGGTCTACATAGGCGGCAATATCGCCGTTCACAAAGGCGGTGAACAGCGTGTCGCTGCTGACCATCGTCTTGATTTCAATGATCCCGTCATTGCCCACCAAACCGTCTACGCTCACCCCAAATAGGCGGTCCGGCGTTGTGATGAAACCGGCCTCGTCAACGATGTGCCCTGTCTTACGCTCATAAACAGCGCGGGCGTAGGGCTCTTGCTCGGTGCCCAGGCGCATCGCGCCGTTCGCAAAGACTTGCATGGGCTCACCGCCTTCGCGCTCTCGGGCCACATCCATGGCGTAGTCCAAACACTTCTTGGATGGGGCACCGCTTTTCAGGCGGTCGCGGCAGTCTTTGAATCGGCTGCCGGTTATGACGCCCTTGCGGGCTTGGAGCCATTCCAGGGTGCCTTGTTCGGCGGTGTGAATGATTAAGCCTTCCATTATTGAGCCTCCGTAAGCATCTTCTTCTTGTCCGATACAGCCTTTTTGAAGGCGTTGTAATCAACAAGGTTGTTGGTTGCATAGATGGTGTTGCCGCCTTCCTGCCAGATGGTTTCCAACCGTTCCAGCGTTTCGGCTTTGGCTACCTCGCTGATCCACTCGTCGCGCAGGTCAGCGCTGATTTTCGAGTTCGCACTGCCTTGCCCGTCATCGTCGTCACCTTTTTCAGAAACGCCAGTAATGGCCTTGAGGGTGTGGCGCTGCAGGTAAGTGACGGTGGATGCGATGGCCTGGATGTTGTTCTTGCTTCCGCTTTGGTCCGCATTGGCCTCAAGGGACACAGAATCGGTATGACCCTGGCGGTGTTTGAGAATGCAGGTTACGCGGATCAGGTCTTTTTCCTGATGGGTTTTCCAGCTCCAGGAGAAGCCATGTTTTGAAAGGGCGGGGCCGACCGCTTCGACCACATCGGAAAGTTCTGCGTGCTTGTAGTGAGTGCGCCCGTTCTTCCCGGTGAAGTCGACAGTTTTGCGCTTGATGATTTCGACAGCTTCGGACTTGAACGCAGCCAAGGCATCGTTGAAGGCCTTTTCGGCCTCGCGCTCTTCCCAGCGTTGCTGCAGGTTCATCATCTGCTCCACCTGGTCGAGCGTGGCGCCTTGTTTCATGGCGGCCATCATCATGCCCATGGGGGAGTTGGCGGGTACTTGATCTACCGGCGCGGTCAGGTCGCGCTGGGGAGCTTCAATAATCTCTGTGCTCATGGTGTCCTCAATATTGGATTCGGATAGCCGGTATCAGACCCTTGGCGATCAGAATGACGGCCTGCTTGGCGCATGCGTCGGGCAAGCCGTTTTCGATAAATGCAGCCAAGGCGGCATTGTTGATGCTGGCCTTGTGCGCGATATCGGCTTCGCGGCGGCGCTGCTCGGCCTCTTCGGCTGCCTTGGCGTCGGCTTGGCGCTTGATTTCTGCCTGGCGGGCGGCTTCGGCGGCATCTTTGGCGCGTTGCTCGGCGGCCAGCTTTTCAGCTTCAGCTCGGGCCTCGGCCTGCTTCTGGTGTTCGATGGCTTCGGCCCGTTCTCGATCAGCCCGTTCCGCTGCTGCCTTGGCATCGGCTTCGCGTTGAGCGGCGGCATCGCGTTCAGCTTGGGCTTTGGCTTCCGCATCGGTTCGGGCCTTTTCAGCGGCTTGGCGGGCAATCTCCGCCTCGCGGTCTTTCTGCTCCTGCTCGGCCTGCTTGCGTCGTAGCTCAGCCAGTTCTGCCTGCTCGGCTTCGTATTTCTGGCGCTCAGCCAGGGCTGCGTTCAGGATCTCCAGTGCCTTGGCTTTGACCCGGTGAGCTTCGGCTTCAAACTCTTCCCAGGACTCGCCAATCACCGCAGATTCAACCGTTGCAATGCGCTGGCGCAGGGCTTCAACATCAAGCCTACCGACTTCTCGAGCTTGGTCAGCCATGCCGTCCAGGTCGGCACGGTGTAGTGCTACTCGGCTGGCCTCAGCTTCTTCCCAGTCCGTCAAAGGCTTGCGAACTTCGTCCGCCAGTGCATCCAGTTTTTCACGCATGCGCTTGCGTTCAGCGTCGATCAGCTTGGGGATTTCCTTGAGACGGTCCACCTGCTCTTTACCCAGGCCATCCAAGGCAGTTTTGATCTTGCGTACCTTGAATGCCCGGCTTGCAATCGCGTCACGGCCTTTCTTTGTTTTCAAGTCCGGTTCGTGGCCAGTCACTTCTTGGCGGATGCGCTCAATGTATGGATCCAGGCCGTTCGCTGTTTGGTAGATTTGCAGCGCCGTTTCTGCCGGAGGCAGTTCCGTTAGATCTAAGACTTCGTTCATGTCATGCTCCAATCGCTCGGGCCGCCAAGGTCGGGCCGAAAAAAAGCAGTCCGCAGACTGCTATGGCAATGAGTAGGGTGAGGGGCCAGCCCCAAGGCGGGGTGCTGCTATTTGGTGCGTAGCATCCCTGGCCATCGAACGGGTTACGGCGGCGAGTGCGGGGGAAGCCGGGGTTTTGGTCAGTCATCGCTATCCGCCGCATTCTCGTCTCCGTCGTCCTGGTCTTTACGCTGGCAGTTTTTGCCACCGCAATTCGGGCATTCGGTATGCGTGAGATTGCCCCACGCACCCATCCAGCGGATTCCGTACTGGTTGCATTGCGAATCATGGTCATGTTGGTTCTCCCGATAGGGCGGCGCGGGCTTTCTGAACCCATGCCGGAGTACGGTTTTTGTATCGCTGCTGGCGGTGAGTCCAATATTCAAGTGCCAAGTAGAGCGCTTCTTCAAGCTGCTCAATCTCAGCTGCCTTTGCGTTGCGTTCGTCCAGGGCTTGGTTGGCCCGTTCATAGAACTGACGCCGGGACAGCTCGTCCTTCATCGCCATTTCGTAAGGCATTTGAATTACGGCGTTCAGCATGATGTCGCTCATGACTGCCTCCAAATACTGATAACGGTTTCAGCGGCGAGCGCGATAAAGAAAGCGGCGCAGCTAAAGAAGCCGGAGAAAATGAAATATTTGATCAACACGGCAGCGCCTCTTGCTCCTGGGCTGTCATGCATTCGTAGCTGACATCTGCCCATTCTTGAATGATTGTTTTGGTAAGCTCCCGAAGGGCGGCTGTGTCCTTTTCTTCGGGATCGAGCACAGTCTTTAGAAAAGGCCCCAGCGCGTGACCGTTCTCGGACTTGCTGATTTCATCGTTTAGGACTTCGAGCAAGCCTTCGCGGGGTTGCGCCGTGACCGGATTCGGCCAGCCCCAAGACATCAGCACTGTTTCTGTGTTGCCAAGAAGGCAGTCTTTGATTAATCCTGCGATATAGGCGCGGCGGCGCTCCGCCAGCTCGTGCGCGTCTATCTCACGCATAGCAAAAGCGTTCATGTTTAGCTCCGGGGGGATTGCGCCGCGTCCGGCGCCATTGAAAGGGGAGAGGGTTAGCTTGCATCCCCCACCGTCACGACTTGCGCGCGCAATTCGGTATTGGCAGGTTCTGGAGTTCTATGCCCTCTAGTCGCAGCACTCCCGCCGCCCATGGCGTGGGCGGGTTTGATATCGAATTGGTTAAGGGAGTGGGAATGCTGCGGCTGGAGGGTGCGCGCTCTTGGGCTTTTGTCCTATTCGCTGAGCTTGGGAGCCTTAATGATCAAGTACTGTTATGATCGCCTCGCTCGAATTGCTTTTTCTTTATTAGGGTGTTGTTGAATGCTTACTAGAATTTTTGGATCAGTACGACGTGAGTATTTGCTTAGGGCTTACGTCATAGGCCTAGCTTTTTTTGCCTTTTTTGTTTTCATGGATTACCAAGCAGGCTGGCCAGATGGTTTTTTTTGGAAGCGAACATTCCCAGGCTTAATTTGCTTGGCACTGTTCCCATTTTCGAAGCTTGTTTATGACGAGTTAAAGCGTTTTGTGCTCGGCGATAACGTTTTTTTTCTGAACGCCTTAGTGATGCTCATAGCTAAATTCATCATTAACTTCGCCCTGTTTCTGTGCGCTTGGTTTGTTGCCCCTCTGGGTATTGCTTACTTATGGTACGTGTCTAGATCGCGTGCTTAGTCTCCTTGTCATCAAGGCGGGCCGGGCTTGATTCCGGCTCGTTCGATGGCACGAGACAGTACAAATGGGTCGCTGAATGTGCAGTGCATTTCCGCTCTCTGCTTGTCTCCTCTGTCAGCACTGTTTTAATCATCGTCTTTCTCCTGCTTGTCATGCTTGCCCGGAAAATCTGCGGGCCAGCGCATTGGTTTGTCCTGCTGTTTCATGTCTATCTCCTATTTATCCGTCAGTACCCTGAGTCAAGGTACTGGTGGATAACCGCTGCGCTCCTGGCTACTCCCAGCTGAGCTGGCTCCAGGTAGCGCAACGTTCTAAATCCCCACGTCACGGGTTGTCCGTCTCACTCTTTATCAGGGGGTGTGGGGATGCGCCCTGGGCCTAGCCGTGCGCTTTCGCACCATTGGCCTATTTATCGCTTTGCTGATTTTTAAAGAGCCTCCGCCGTAGCAGTCGCAGCCTTTGCTGCTGGCGCTCTATGGACCGTTACTTACCGTGGCTTTGCCTAAAGGTGTTCTGCGGTTTTGGTGAAGCGTTGGGATGAAGTATAGAAACTCTTTACTTGAAAGTCAACTAAATCTATACCAAAGGGATAGAAAAAGTAGACCGACCATAGAGGAAGGGCTACTGGTTAAGCTTTATCGGAGGGAGGTGAAGCGAGCGTGCGCGGATTCGGCAAGTTCAAGTGTTGTTAGAAATATGTTCTGTCGATCGGCTTGGCTGATGTGGTCGAATAGGCCGGGGGCAGCGGCCCAGGCGCGTAACAGGGAAATGCTTTGAAGGAGTGACTCCATTCCAGCGTCGTACTCAGCGAATTGCAGCGCATTTTCTTTGCGCTGCGATGCCGGTGGCTTGTCGGTATTACTCGTCATATCGCAATGCTCTTCTCTTACAAGTGGGCGTTTTAGATACGCGCTCTGATTCGTGGGAGCTACGTGGAGCGCATCAATATGGCGGGGCAGGGGGATAGTTATACTGTATATCTATACAGTAATTTGGGTCAAGAAGAAGGGGGTTGTGTTGTTAGGTGACTAGATAGATAGTCCTTGTTTTCTTATTTGTTTGGGGGTACAATAAATTATGCGAACCGTTATAGAAACTCCCACATTTCAGAAGCAAGCCGAGGCGGTTTGGAGCCGCGAAGAGCGTCATGCCTTTATTGACTGGATTGCAGAAAACCCAGATGCTGGGGATGTAATTCAAGGCGCTGACGGCGCTCGTAAGGTTCGTTGGAAGCGGGCAGGAAGTGGCAAGAGCGGTGGTGCGCGTGTAATTTATTTCCACCTTGGTGATGACGAGGTGGTATTGCTGATCATGGTGTATACCAAAGCTGTTCGTGAAACGGTATCAGCCAAAGAGATTAAGCACACACGGAGGAAATCGTGATGACTTTGAAAAAACTGGATGTGGATAAGGTGGTGGCAGCTATTGAGGCTGACGCTGGTCAGGCGCTGCCCGGTCTGCGTGAGTCGCTGGCTGAAGCCAAGGCAGATCAGTTTGCCCAATCCCATACGCCGGAGCAGATTACAGCGCGGCGGCGTGGTCGCCCAGTAGGTAGCAAGCAGGCTGTGACCAAAGAGGCCGTTAAAATCCGTCTAGATGCAGACGTTTTGGCGGCATTGCGTGCCAGCGGTGATGGCTGGCAGACTCGGATCAATGATACCTTGAGGGCGTCATTGGCTCTCAGCGGCTCACTGAATGAGGCATGAGTACCCGCTGACTCAGGCATAGAACAACAAAAAAGCCCCGTGTAGGGGCTTTGTCGTATAGGCTCGTTACGTGAGCTGACGTATCAGAACGGAAGGCCGGGGAACCGGTCTTTTAGCTGTCGGATAAGTTTTTGCCGGGTCGACACCACTTGCTTTGTATAGGTTTGATGGCTTTCGACTGTTCGGCGAGCGGGCTCGCGCAACGGAGAAGTGTGTAGTGGGCTGCGACTAGCCTGGTTAAGTTTTTCGTAGATAGTAATACCTTCTGTATGACTTCAAATTACCGCTGCAGCCTGGAAATGGAGGTTTTCCTCAGCAATGATGTGGCGTGGAATTTGAAGGGTAGTGAGGTAGCGAGATTGCCACCTTTGAATGAGATCAGTCTCATTGTACCAGTATGGGCTTTTCGCCCCTTTAAGCATAGAAGTGCTTTGTAACGCTTCCTGGGGCATAGGGGTGTCAGGGCCTGGTCTGTACGCCTAACAAAAAGAGCCCCGTGTGAACTGCACCCTATAAGTCGGATCAACGTCCAGCTTTTGGGGTGCAGTTCAGGGAGGGGTTTTGTTACTTGTCACGGCTTACACTTCCGGTATCCGCTCTGTTACTAGTGTACGTTTTAGGTCTTTGGGCTGTGGACGGGCCTCAACGGTTTGTAGATGGTGGGTGCAGATGAACCAGATCGCATCTCTGCCGTTGGCAAGGAATAAGATTTAGGTGAAATTCAAGTTTTCAAGTAAAAAGCTTGATTTTTTCTTGGCAATAGATAGAATGGCTACTGTTGCTTATTGGCAAACAACATTTAGGAGATTTACACCATGCGATTAACGAGTTTCGGCAAGACAGTGAGAGAGGCTCGACGCGAAATGGGTGACACTTTGATGACCATGGCAAAGGCATTAGATACTTCGCCTGCGTTCTTGAGCGCTATAGAAACTGGGAGAAATAAAGTCCCTGCAGATTTTGTAGAAAAGATCTACCGTTTTTTTGAGAAGAAGGGTAAGGCACTGCCGAATCTAAAGCAACTTGCTATGGCTTCCAATGAAACAGCACCTCTTGATGGACTATCCTATCAGCACAAAATGCTGATGGCTGGATTCGCTAGTTCTGATTTGAACAAAGAGCAGTTGGATCGTTTCGCAGAGTTGCTGAGAGAAATTAACCCTAGCCTGCAAACTAATGATGAGCAGGGCTAAATAAGTAAGGTAGGTGTTCCGTGACGAATCCAGCGCACTCTATTTATCAACTTCGAGGCCAACGTGTGGTTAGTTTAACTACCAAACAAATCGAGGCTGTGGCAGCTACGTCTGTATCTGTGTTGGAGATTGATAACAATACACGCCGTGATATGGATGGCTTTATTGAGCAACTGGGGGATCGTTTTGGGATCGAGGTTGATGTTATTGATGATGGTGAGTGGTTTCACATCACAAATGCAATCTGTGATCCCTCGATTTTGGCTATAGCAATGCCGAATCAGCTCTATTTAGATATAGCTCGGGGTAAGCCCAAAGCCTTATTCATATTTTTTCATGAGTTGGGACATTTGCTTTTGGCTCATAAACCTATATTGCACTTTTCAGATAACCCCGCCACAGAGCAAGAGGATGCCGAGTGGCAAGCTGACTTGTTCTCAGAGATGGTGCTAAAAACCATGGGAATAGAGGTACGACCGAAGCAGTTGGCGCTATGGCCAGAAGAGAATAGGCCGCTTGTTAACTGCTTTTGAAAGACAAAAACAAGCGGCCTTGCGCTAGAGAAGAAGCATTGGCGTGCTGACTCTTAGCAGTTTTCCACCCGCTGCCAGCGATAAAGTAGTGGCTTAGGATAGAGATGTGAAACCCTTGAAGCTTAAGCAAAAATATTTTTATTGTCTAGCGAAGTTACAAAGTGGTGGCAACCTTGTTCCAGGAGTACTTATCATGGAATATACGGATGAGCGTGGTACCTTCATTCTTCGTTGGACAATCACTAGAAACGGACAAGTGGTTCGAGCGACGAACAAGCCATTTAAGATCTACATAAGTCGTAACTAAGCTTATGGCCCCCTCTCATTGAGAGGGGTTTTGCTTTCTAGGGTGGCTTATTTAAGCTAAGGCAACCAAGCTATCAAGAAGCCGTTCGTCGATTTCGACGCTGGCGCACTGGGCTTTCTGATGGTGCTTCGCTTCCTTCATTTGTTGGCGAATCGTCGACGCCGCTTGACGCGTCATGGTCGTTGCTCGCTCCTTCCCGTGATTCTGATGGCTCGAGCTCGTTTTCGCTTGCGTTAGTGTTGAGGGGCGCTTCATGCGAAGATGTTGGCTCTGCGTTCTCATCAGACTCTCCTTGGAGTTCGCTGTTGGTTTGGGGCAACTTTTGCTTCAAAGCTTCGATCATTTTATTGAGTGATTTCACCTCTACCGCACCAGTAGGATTGAGTGCGAGAGGCGAAAGCTTGGTGCAAATCGTTGCGATTATAGACTCAAATTGGCCAGGCCTACGGACTCTTTTAAAGAGTGTTTTAGCCTCTTTTCTATCGATTACAAAGCTATGCGAAGGATATGCGTTAACCAATCGCTGCAATGCATTTGCTCTTAAATTCCGAAAGCGCTCATCTAAGCGGCTACCATAGTCAAAAGCTATTTGTAGTGCGGCTTCCATTTCGCCAAGTCGCATAGGATCAACCTGTTGCAAAATTGGCTCATAGATACCTATTGCCAATTTAGTGGCGACGTCAGCGGCAGACTTAGTGCTCATCCCAGTGCCGGTATTGATGTCAACTAAAAACTGCCTGAACGAGTCAAGGATACCACCTTTTAAGGACTCCATGCCTCGAAGTATGTCAAGCCCTGACATACGTCCAATCATCTCGTCAGGTTTGAGTACCTGAACGTCCAAGGGGCCCAGCTCTGAGCAGTCAGCTAAAAGAAGTTCGTCTGCGCCAATGCAAATTAAGGTGCCAGCGCTTTTGCACCATCCGGGCACCAGCACCTTGATTTTCCCGTCTGGGTATCGATGACTTAGGGCCCTTGCTATCCGAAATGCCGCGTGCGGATCTCCTCCATATGTAGACAGAATTAGTGTTGCATTGCGTCGTGGTGGTGCACTGGCTTCAAAGCTTTCACATAGAAGCTCGTAACCTAGTCTCTCTATTGGGCCAAAATAGATATGTACATCAGTATCTTCATTAGACTGAAAGCTTTCTAATGATTGTATAAGCCTACGGATTTGCTCTTCTCCGGCGCTACTATGCGAGGCTCCGGTGTCAGCTATCGAGGCTGTCGGCGTGGCGCTGACTTCATCAAGCTGCACTGCATCTAAATGGGGATTGGTATTCATATTCGATATTTCTCCTCAAAGATGACATCAGTGGACGTCACTTTTATGCGATTTTTCTAATTTTTCGTTACTTTTTGCTTAAAAAATAAGGAGCCAAACGGCTCCTTGTCTCTTCCTGCTCAGTCCTTCTTACGTACAGCCTCCCTGGGCTGGGTCACGGTTCCAGTCATTCACTTGCTCCCATCTTTCTTCACGTCCAGGCCGAGCTGGGCTGCTGATAGGAGGATAGCTGCCTCAAGGCCGGCTTGATCATGGGGGGCGAGGCCCTCAACTTTGTCTTTACTCACTTTTCTGAATGGCCATGCGGACTCCGTGACTATCGGCGCATCAAGCCCAGGCAGCGGCATCTCGAACCCTGTGATTTGGACAATCTTGATTAGGTTTCCAAAAGACGGCTCATGCCGTCCGACTTCCCAGGCTGAGATATTTGCTTTCGTAAGGCCGAGCTGCTCCGCGAGCTGATCTTGAGTCAACTCTTTGTACTGCCTTGCGGCTTTGATCCATTCATTTAGCTTCATGTGGCCGAGTGTAGAGAAAATCTGTACATGCATGGTCTATTTAATATTGACTACAAAGTATAGAAATCCTATACTTTGCTTATGAAAACCACAGAACCTATCCATCCTCTTCAGGTAGCGGCCCAGAAATTTGGGTCGGAGGCGGCCTTGGCCCGTGCAATTGGAGTGACGCGCGGCGCTATGAATCAGTGGAAAAACCCGGGTCGCGAAGTGCCTGCAAAACACGCACCTCTTATTGAGTCCCTGACTGGCGTCTCCTGCGAACGACTATGCCCATCTGTGAACTGGGCTGTGGTGCGAGGTTCAGGAAACCCAAACTATGCGGAGAGCGCCAATGTGTGATCCAGAAAAGCGGGAGCCGATACCCATCGGCCCCACAGATATTTAGTGAAGGGTGGAGGCCCCGGCCTCGCCTAAGCCGTGAAATTCATTCCATAGCAGTCGATCCAGCACGCCCTCTACGTGAGCCTCTGTTGGGTACTCAAACATTTGCCTGGCCAACTCCGTGGCACGGTCCAGTAGTTCCAGGCGTTCAAAGTCGATTTCTTCTTCCATGCCGGTAGTGTCCGGCCCATTCAGATTCTTATCCATTCGTAGTTCCCGAGGATTGCAAAGGTCTCAGGGGCTACTTTACGAAAGCAGGACGGATCAATCATGCGAAATGAGTCGCACAAATCCAAGCTAAAGACCTTGCTGCATTACGTGGACCAATGGCGCGCACGAGTGGGGAGCCGCGAGGCAGTGGCGCTGGCCATTGTTGAAACCCATCAGCGCCACGGACTGGAGTCCAGCAGCAAAATCCGTTTCGAGACAGCCGGTGACACATTTACGTTGGCCAAGAATGCAGCCGATCGGATCTTCCGCTGGCTCGACGACCAGACCAAAGACAGCAATTACATGCCGGCCAACTTTGAGCAGTCCATTCTGCTGGCCATGCCCGAAGACCTGCGCTACGCCTATGTGAACGAAATGCTGCGTCCGCTGGGCTTCTCCGCGCGCAAGTTTATTTTCTGCTTCGGGCAAGAGTTCGATGTGGTGGACCGCGTAAAGGCTATCAACAAGGAAGGCTCGGAAGCCATGGCGGCGGTGCTGAATCTTTCCCAGGACAGCAGCTTGGACGCAATGGAAGCCGCACACAAGGAGCTGTCTGAATCCATCGGTACGCAGCGCGCGGCTCGCTCGGCATTGGAAGAGCAGATCGCCCAGCGTAAGCATGTGGGGGCCTGATATGCGTTTGATTTATCGGGAGTTCACGCTTCGGGATGGATTGAGTTGGAACAATCTTGTGGCATTGGTGCGGGCGAATGCGCGTGCCGCGATCGACATCGATAAGCCGCTCAAGGTCATCGTCACCCAAGCGGAAGCGAAACGTCGGAGCGTCCAGAATCGCTACTACTGGGCCGCGGTGATTACACCGATCGCAGAACAAGCTTGGGTAGGCGGGCACCAGTTCAGCAAAGAGTCCTGGCACGAACTATATGGCCGGATGTTCGGAGTCTGCGAAGACATCACGCTGCCGGATGGCGAAGTGGTTACCCGCCGACTCTCCACTACCGATATGACGGTCTCGCAGTTTTCGGAGTATTGCGAGCGTGTTCAGGCTCATGCCGCCCAAGAGTATGGAGTGGAGTTCTCATGAGAGCCTGGAACAGTACCCTGCGTGCCAGCGGACCGCTGCGCACTTATAAGCCGATGAAAGCTACGGCCTGGAAGAAGCGGGCGCCCAAGAAGCGGCCAGGTCGCCACGACGCCAAGCTGCGCAATGCCGTGCGTGGTCATGAATGCTACCTACAGATCCCTGGACTGTGCCGCAGCTATCCCGATGACCCGACTGTTGTCCCGTGCCATCCCAACTGGCTGGAGTACGACAAGGCAGGCGCACTGAAAGCCCCTGATTTTTATACCGTCCCTGGCTGCTATGCCTGCCACGCAGAGCTGGACCAAGGACGGCGATTTACTCGCGATGAGAAGAAAACGATCTGGGAGCGTGCGTTCACTGCTTGGCGTCCAGTGCGGGATAAGGAGTTTGTATGAGCGTCAAGGTAATGACGGCCGTATTTGAACGGTACCCGGTCGGTGGCGGTGAGATGATTCTCGCCCTGGCGCTGGCCGACCACGCCGATGATGACGGATGCAAGGTTTTCCCGTCCATTGAGCATCTGATGATCAAGACGCGGCAATCGCGCCGCACTGTCCAGTATCAGCTACGCAGGATGGAAGAGTCTGGCTGGCTAATTCTGGTCAATAGCGGTCATGGAGGTCGGGGCCAGTCTCGCGAGTATCGAATCAACTTTGATTGGATTAAAGGTGGCGAACTGCCGGGCCAAGAAAACGGTGCAGAAATTGCACCCATTTCTGATGAAAAAAACGGTGCAGATTTTGCGCCCATTAATTCACCTGAAAAGGGCGCAATTCAAGACATAAAGGGCGCATCTGGCGACACAAAGGGTGCAAACGACGACATGAAAGGGTGCAACGGGTTGCACCCGCATATAACCACCATAGAACCATCAAGTAACCGTCATAAACCATCAAAGGCTGACGCCTTGGTTTTGCCCGACTGGCTGGACTCTGATGCGTGGTCGATGTGGGATGAATTCCGAAAAGAAAAATCCGGTAAGGCTTGGACGGAGGCAGCCAAGCGGCTTTCCCTGCGAACACTCGGCAAGCTACATGCCGCTGGGCAGGACCCCATAGCCGCCATCGAGCAGAGCATTGAGCGTGGCTGGACTGGGCTTTTTGGCGTCAAGGAAAGCAACTCCGGGCAAGGTCCCTCAGTTCAGTCCGGAGCCTTGAATCGCCAGGAGGCCCTAGAAGCCCGAAACCGAGAAATTGCCCGCCTAGCCGCTTTGGAGTCCTGATATGCACGACACTGAAAAACAGCAGTTCTTTGGTCTTATGGCTGACGTTTATGCCTTCTATCACCGGGACACATCGCGCTTTGCGCTGAACGTCTGGTGGGAAGCCATGAAGCCCTTTGATTATCCAGCTGTCAGCGAAGCCATAAACCGGCATTGCGTGAACCCGGACAACGGCCAGTATGTGCCGAAGCCTTCGGACATTGTGAAGCTGTTGCGTGGCTCGACTCAGGATAGCGCCTTGGTGGCCTGGGCCAAAGTGGATAGAGCCGTGCGCACAGTCGGCACATACCGTAGCGTGACATTTGACGATCCGATCATCCTGCTGGTGCTGCAAGACATGGGCGGCTGGGTCGCGCTAGGGACGAAGAAAGAGGACGAGTGGCCGTTCGTGGCGCGTGAGTTCGAGAACCGCTACCGCGGCTATGCGACACGCCCCAGCTTGGGGTATCCCAGATGGCTGCCCGGTATTGCTGAGGCGCAGAACAGCCAGACTGGCCAGCCGGTAGAGCCGCCGGTGCTGATTGGCGATGCCGTGCGCGCCAAGTTGGTCCTGCAGAACGGTTCTGATACCCAGCGCATCGGATTCCAGCAGCTCAGCGGCAGTGAAATGCAGGAGGCCCTGGCTTCCAGCTCGCCGCGGAGGCTGCAGGCATGATCGAAATCCGCTTGCCTTGGCCGCACAAAGGCCTAAGCCCGAATGCTCGCCTTCACCACATGGCGCTGGCAAAACTCAAAGCGGCGTACCGACAGCAATGTCGTATGTTGGCCAGTCAGCATAAACACCCGGTGCCGGATAGCCCGTCCCTGGTGCTGGAGTTCATGCCGCCAGACAGGCGCAGACGGGATCGGGACAATCTGCTGGCATCAATGAAGTCGGGTATTGACGGCGTTTGTGATGCCCTGGGGGTGGATGACAGTTCGTTTGACCCGTTGGTAGTTAGCATGAAAGATCCTGCGCGCGGTGGCGCTGTGATTCTGCGGATTCAGGAGGTATAGCCATGTCATACCCAAGCTGGATGTACCAAGACCCGTCCAAGCATGTTGATTTTGTGCGCAGGAAGCGGAAAGAGCACCAGGAGCGGCAGCCCGAGGTGAAACGGGAACGAGCAAGGGAAGGGCTTAAAGCGATTTTCGGGGAGAAGAGGGATGCAACGCTACGACGCTGATTCGATTTTATGGAACTGGGCTCGGTGGTGCGCATCTGGGGAACGCGTGGGGAACATGCTGGATGTGGTGCCGCACTGCGACGAAGAGGAAGCGACCAAGACGGTGATCCTCCCGGAACAGGCGGAGCAGGTTGACCGGCTACACAAGACGCTCCCGCATCATGAGCAGATGATCGTTATCGCCGAATACCCGCAGCGCCACGGATTTTTTGCAGGCTTACCAGCACGGCAGCGCAGGGAGAAGGCGCAGCGGTGGATTAAGGCCGTGACAGGTGTATCGATACGGGAGCCGGAATACAAGCTGTACCTGGGGATGTTTAAAGAATTGGTGTGGAGGAAAGTGCGGTGAAGTATGCGAGCGAAGTCATCAACCTGATGGGCGCGCATCCGGGTCGGCGGTTCAAGGTCCGGCATATCGTTGGCTACGTGGCGCCGAATTCAACTCCCAGGCAGCGGGCTACCATTCGGGTTAGCGTTCATCGTGTATTGCGTGAGCTTGAAGACTCTGGCCACATCGAGAGTACGAGAGGCGAAGCGGCAAATGGAGCCGATGCGGAGTACTGGTGGCAAACCGTAGCACGAAGTGATTGCGAACCGTATCAGAAACCGCAACAATACAGGCAGCACAATTGCGTCCGTAGGATTTGAAACAGGCCCGCCAGTCGAAAGATTGAGCGGGCTTTGCTACCTTCAGTTATTGATTTTGGAGGTTGGCATGTCAATGCGTGCTGTGCGCCGCGCTCATGTGAAGCGCTTGAAGAAGCAGCGTCGTTTCTGGTGGGGCCGTGAGTTGACCGGCAAAGAGCTGGGTAGAGTAGTAGCTACTCCGACGCCTTGCTCTTGCTGGATGTGTGGCAATCAAAGTCGCATTGAGGGCGATAAGGCGAAGTACCGGGCTCAGGTGCAAAAACGGCTGCTCAATTCTACGGACGGCTGAGCTATGGTCAGCCTATCGGAAGATCGGCGGGTTTTCTTTTGGGGGCCGTGCATTGTCGGGTGGTTAACCCGCCTTATACAGATCTTTTTTAGCCGTTAAAGCAATCAGCAATTTTGTCTGCCTCGGCACGCCCCCAGTGAATAATGTTCTCTTTTTGTGGTCGGCCTGTATATCGGATAACGCAACTACGAAATTTTTGCTCGGGAGCATTGGCTTGAAGGCATTTGGCGACATGGGTTTGGTCTATGTTTTCTAATGAGCCCAAGCCCCTTAGTCCAGTGGAGTAGCCAATGCAGCTTATGTATTTTTCTTCGCTTCCGGTCTTTAGATAATTGTTGATAGTTTCTTCGGCTTGTGTTTGTTCCAGAATGCACTTCGTTAGTGTGCCTGGAGCGCCTTGCTGGTCAGAGCAGTAGGTCTCTGTCCGCGATAGCCCTTTGGCTTGTGAGTAATCAAAGCTGGCTGCGTGTGAAACGGTGTTCAACGCGAACAGCGCCAATAGACTAGCGGCCTTTAAAAGATTCGTTGTTGTTAGCTTAAGCCCCCGCCGCATGATTCCCTCTCGTTATGAAATGCTTTGTAACGATACCAGAATGCAATCAAGGAATGGCTGCTGGCTCTTTTCTACAACAACCCCATGCAATCCCTGTGAGGTAAGAAACAATGGCCACATGCGGAGCCAAGACCCGCAGTGGCCAGACGTGTCGCAACAGGGCGATGCAGAACGGCCGCTGCCGAATGCACGGTGGCAAATCGACCGGAGCCCCAGCGGGTAACCGGAATGCCGCCACCCCAGGGACCATCTACTCCCGATACTTCACTGAAGAAGAAAAAGACTTGGCCGCCCAGATTGAACTGGGCAAGGTCGATGAAGAGCTGCGCCTGACACGGGTACGCCTGATGCGCGCTCTGGCTCGGGAGGCCGAGTACGGTAATACCTTGGAGCTGGACAGCGAGAAGCGTGAGCCGGTCATTATCGACGGGGTTGTCGTGGCCGGTGCTGAGCAGGTTACTACCACCAGCAAGGTACGGGATTACACGGGCCTGATCGACAAGCTGACGGCTCGCATCGAGAGCCTGGAACGAACACGGGCCGAGCTGGCCAAGAACTCGCCGCCAGATGAAACGCCGGTAGGCAAGATTCAAATCGAGATTGTGAATGCAAAGCCGAACCCTGCGCCTACAGATGACGGAGCCGCAAGCGCGGTTCTTTCAGACTGAGGCCAAGTACCCGGCGTTTATCGGCGGCTTTGGAAGCGGCAAGACAGAGACCCTGGCCAACTGTGCGCTGCGCGACGCGCTGGAGTCCTCGGATGCCTTGATTGCTCTGTACGAGCCTACCTACGACCTGGTGCGCCTGATCCTGGCTCCTCGTATGGAAGAGAAGCTGTCCGATCTGGGTATCCGGTACAAGTACAACAAGCAGGAAAACATTATCTACACCAGCGCGCCCAACTGTGGCGACTTCATCCTGCGGACGCTGGAGAACCCGGCGCGCATTGTGGGGTATGAGTCCTACCGGGCGCATGTAGACGAGATCGACACCTTGAAGAAGATGCAGGCCGAGGCGGCCTGGCGCAAGATCATTGCCCGGAATCGGCAAAAGCCCAAAGGTGTGGACAAGCCTTTTAACCGGGTTAGCGCTTACTCGACACCCGAGGGCTTTCGGTTCGCTTACGAGACCTGGGCCCGCAAGCCCAAGGCGGGCTATGTGATGGTCCAGGCGGCCACCTCAAGTAATCCGTTCTTGCCAGACGATTATGTGGACTCCTTGCGCGAGTCCTACCCGGCGCAACTTATTGAGGCGTACCTGCAAGGCCGGTTCGTGAACCTGAACAGCGGCAGCGTGTATCCGTCCTTCTGCCGACGGCGCAATCACAGCGCCGAGGTCGAGTGCCCGAATGAAACGCTGCATGTGGGCATGGACTTCAACGTATTGAACATGACAGCCACCATCAATGTGATCCGCGATGACTTGCCCGTCACGGTGGCTGAACTGACCGAGGTGCGAGACACGCCGGCCATGGCCAAGCTGCTCAAAGACCGGTTCAAGGACCGTGGGCATGCCGTGGTGGTATATCCCGACGCCAGCGGTCAGAACACCAGCAGCAAGAACGCGAGCGAGTCGGACCTGAGCATTCTGCGGCAGGCGGGCTTCACTGTACGGGCGAACAGTCGCAACCCATCCGTGCGCGATCGGGTCAACGCGGTGAACGCCATGCTTCTCAATGATATGGACCAGCGACGCTGGAAAGTGAACACGGATCGCTGCCCGGTGCTGACCGAAGCGCTGGAGCAACAGGCCTACGACAAGAACGGGGAGCCGGACAAAAGCAGTGGTCATGATCATTCTTGTGACGCACAAGGCTACTTCTTGGTCCACCGTTACCCAATTAAGAAACCGAGCGCCGGACAGCGCCAGATTGGAGGTTTGGCGTAATGTCAGTCACAACCACGCATCCCGCCTACGATGCACACCTGCCTGAATGGCAGATGATGGACGATGCCCTGGAAGGGGAGCGAGCCATCAAGGCCAAGGAAAACTATCTGCCCAAGCCAGCCGGCATGGTCGAGGCGGAGAAGCTCAGCGGTGAAAACCGCTACTTGTATGAAGGGTATCGAGATCGCGCCCAGTACGAGCACTGGGTGCGTGACAGTCTGCGTTCGATGATGGGTCTGGTCTCGCGGCTGCAGCCTGAGATTGAGCTGCCTGCACGTATGAGGGATATGGAGCAAAACGCCACAGACGATGGGTTCAGCCTCAAGCAGTTGTTCCTGCGTATGGTGCGCCAGGCTGTCTCCCATGGTCGTGTGCCTACTGTGGTGAATATCGATGAGCAAGGGCAGCCGTACTTCGCTACCTACCGAGCCACGAACGCCACCAATTGGAAAGAGGCGACGGTAGAAGGGCGCCAGGACCTGGTGCTGGCAGTGTTCCGGGAGTTCCGCGAGAAGGGCGATGATGTCTTTTCGCATGACACTGAAGCTGTTTATCGTGTCTATGTGCTGGATGGCGGGGTTTGTTTCACTGAGGTTCAGGGCAGCGACGGGCAGATTATTGAAGAGCGCCGGCCGCTGGGTACGGTGGCGACCGGTGGGCAGGTGGCAAAAGGGCTGGAGTTCCTTCCGGTTATCTACTGCGGCTCGACCGACAATGCTCCTGCTGTAGACGAGGTGCCATTACTGACGATGGCGCGTGCGGCTATCAAGAGCTATCAGCTCAGCGCAGACTATTTCACCAGCCTGCATTACACCAGCCATCCTCAGCCTTGGGTTTCTGGGCTGGAGGCGGATAAGCCTCTTTCGGTAACCGGTCCGTCAGCAGCCTGGGATCTTGGCCCGGATGGCGAGTGTGGCTACCTGGAGTTCCAGGGGGCAGGCATCGATGCTGTGCGCCGAGCGATGCAGGATCAGAAGGGGGCCGCGCTGGAGGCCGGTGCCAAGGTCATGGATGTGGCCGGCACCGAGTCTGGCGAAGCCCGCAAGGCGCGGCAGGATGACCAGCACGCGACGCTGCACACGATTGTCGTGACGGTGGCCGAGGCCATTGAGCAAGGCCTGCGCTATATCGCTGAGTGGATCGGCGAGAATCCCGACGGCGTGAAGTTCACGGTCAAGCCGGAATTCAGCACGCCAGTGATTGATCCCGCTATCGCCCAGCAACTGCTGCAGGCGGTCATGGCCGGCAAGATCAGCGCGGATGCCTACTGGCAGTACCTGATCTTAGGCAAGCTGCCTGAGCGCTCGTATGACGAAGAGGCGCTGCACATCGAGAACCCTGGAGGCGTAGAGAATGGCGAGTCTGAGTGATGCCCAGCGGGCTATTGTTGCGGCGCTGGCCCAGCATTCGTCTTATGGCTATCGGGCATCGTCGCAGGTCGTCAACCGCCTCTGGCTGGAGCTGGATCGCATCGGTTCCGACTTGGCCAAAGAGCTACTGCCGCTGCTGGAGGCGTTGAGCCCGGGTGAGCGGGAGGCATTCCTGGCTGGCCGCTATACGACGGATGCGCTCAAAGCCCTGAAGGGAGAGATCGACCAGGCCGCCAAGGCGTTGGATGCTGCTATCCGAGCAGAGTGGACTGCCAGTGCTCTGGCGCTGGCAGGCTACGAGATCGCTTATATCACTGAGGTGATGGGCAAGGCCGTCGATGGCTTGCCCAAGGTTAAGGTGTCGGCAGCCAATACGCTCAAGGCCGCCGCTGATCGACCGGTATTTGGCGGCCAGTTGCTGGATGAGTTGCTGACTGACATATCCGTCCAAGCTCGCGCCCGGATCTATGCCGGCATCAGGCAGGGGATCGGGGAGGGGCAAACCAACGCCGACATCATCCGAGGCCTGCGCGGTACCGACAAGCTGCGCTACCAGGATGGCCTGATCCATCGCAGCAAGCTGGATGTGGAGCGGGTGGTGCGCACGGCGCGCAACCATGTCTCAAACGTGGCCTACGAGAACACGTACAGCGCCTTGGGCGTCAAGTATCTGGTGGTAGTGGCAACGCTGGACGGGCGCACCAGCAAATATTGCGCGGCGATGGATGGAACGCGGTATGAGCTGGATTCGAATTTTTCGCGCCCTCCGTATCACCCGAACTGCCGTACCGTCCTGGCACCAAGCTTTGATGGTGATCTGGTGGGCAACCGGCCATTTGTGCGCTCGCTCAAAGTGCGTGGCGGCTACCGGATTGGCGAGGACGGTGAACGTGTTCCACGGCCAGCTAGCTTCCGACCGGTGGGAGATATGACCAAAGCTCAGCGGGAAAAGGCGGGCCTCAAAGTTGGCCAAGTGCAGGCTAGCACAAAGTACGGCAGTTGGTTTCGTGGCCAGGATGCTGCTTTTCAGCGTGAATGGTTAGGGCCAGCCCGATATAAGTTGTACCAGGAAGGCGGCTACGACTTGAGTCGCTTTGTCGACCCGCGCGGACGACAGTACACTTTGGAGGAGCTGCGTCGCCGTGACGTGGATACCTTCAAGAGCATATTCGGTGACTGAGCATCAGCCTTGCGACTTCATGTTTCTAGAATGGTGGAAACACCGCATCATTGAGCGGCTCCCCTTGTTGGAGCGGCCTGAGCTATGGCTGCATATGCACATCAACATATCCATGCGCCGACAGGAACTGGAAGACGACACATAACCCGCCTGTGAGCGGGTTTTCTTTTTTCTGGGCTGCCCGAGGGGCGGCCTTTTTTTATGGCTGGCGAGGCTGGCCGAAACCTTCCCAAGGGGAAAACCACATGTTCGAAGATCTCGATCTGGCCGGGCTAGGCCTGGACCTGCCCGAGGATAAGGTCGCCGCTCTCAAGGAGGCGCTGGCCGCAAAAGGGCAGGAGGCTATCGATAAGGCCGTCACAGGCCTGAAAATCAAGAACCAGGAACTGCTGGGCTCGGTCAAGACCGCCAAGGGCGAGCTGGACCAATTCAAGGCTCAGTTCGACGGCCTGGACCTTGATGCAGTCAAAGGATTGCTGAGCAAGGCCGATCAGGACGAGGAAACCCGTCTGATTGCCGAGGGCAAGCTGGACGAGGTGGTCTCTCGTCGTACTGAGCGCCTGCGCGCCGACCAGGACAAAAAGCTGCAGGCCGAAAAGGAGCGCGCTGACAAAGCTGAGGCATTCGCGGCACGGTTCAAGGACAAGGTCCTGGCCGATTCCATTCGTGAAGCGTCGGCCAAGGCCGGGGCGCTGCCCGAGGCCGCCGACGACATGATTCTGCGCGCGCGCAGTGTGTTCCAGCTTAGCGAAGACGGCCAGGCCGTCGCGATGGCTGATGGCGAGATCGTCTATGGCAAGGACGGCAAAACACCGCTGTCTCCACTCGAATGGGCCGAGGGCCTGCGCGAGTCTGCACCGCATCTGTGGCCGCGAGCCCAGGGCGCAGGTGCCGTTGGTGACAAAGGCGGCAAGGGCGGTAAGAAACGCAGCGAAATGTCGCCTGCGGAGATTGCTGCGTACGTCAAAGATCACGGCCGCGAGGCCTACCTGAAATTACCCAAATAAGGAGCGCATTCAATGCCTACCACCGTCAATAGCGACCTGATCATCTACAACGATCTGGCGCAAACTGCTTATCTGGAGCGTCTCCAGGAAGTACTGGCCATTTTCAATCAATCCTCCGGCGGCGCCCTGGTGCTGCACAACGAGAACATCGAAGGCGATCTGCGCAAGCGTGCCTTTTACAAGATTGGCGGATCGCTTGAGCATCGCGATGTCAATTCGGCTGCCGACGTAACCGGTAAGAAGATCGGCGCCGGCGAAATGATCGGGGTCAAGACACCCTGGAAGTACGGCCCTTACGAAACCACCGAAGAAGCCTTTAAGCGCCGCGCGCGTAGCCCTGAAGAATTCTCCATGTTGGTGGGCCAGGATATGGCCGACGCTGTCCTGGATTATTACATCGAAGTCGCCTTCGCATCTCTGGCCGCTGCTATCGGATCTAACGCCAATATGGTCGCCAAAGCCGCCTTTGCCACGGATCACAAAAAGGTCCTGACCAAGGGCATGCGTAAGTTTGGCGACCGCTTCAACCGTATCGCCTTGTTCGGCATGGATTCCGCCACGTACTTCGACCTGGTGGACGATGCGATCGATCAGAAGATCTACGAAGAGGCCGGCATTGTGATCTATGGCGGCACACCTGGCACCATGGGCAAGCCTGTACTGGTCTCGGACAAAGTGCCGGGTAACAGCATCTTCGGCCTGCAGGCTGGAGCGGTCACGCTTACCGAGTCCCAAGTTCCCGGTGTGCGTTCCTACCTCATTAACCACCAAGAAAACCTGGCGCTGGGTTACCGCGCTGAAGGCACGTTCAATGTGGATCTGCTGGGCTATTCCTGGAAAGAGGCGTCGGGCGTGAATCCGAATCTGGCCGCCCTGGGGGCTGGTGCCAACTGGGGCAAGTACGCGACCAGCGATAAGGCAACCGCTGGTGTGTTGATCGATCTGACACCAGATCAGTCGGGCGGTTAAACCTCTGCGGGGCTTCGGCCCCGCTATTCAGGAGCAATCATGAGAGTTCTGTATACGACCCAGGCGGCATTCGCCTTGCCTGAAGGCGAGCCCGTGGCCGTGCGCAACCCGATCTATTTCCGAAGTCCCGAAAGTGGAGTCAAAGAAGTAGCGGTTATGGGGGATTTCCCCGAGATCGTTGCGGCTTATGAGGCGCTTGATGTGCCTGTTCACGTTGTGCCCGAGGGCGAGCGCCGGGAAGCCGGTCTGGAGCCGGCACAAATGGGGCTGCCTGCTCTGCGCAAGCACCTGAAGGGCCTGGGTATCGATTTTGATCCCAAGGCCAGCAAGGACGAGCTGCTGGCCCTGCTGTCTGCTGCGGAATAGCCATGGAGTACGTGACTGTTCCAGAAGTGGATGAGCTGATGGGGCAGTCCTGGGCTGCCGAGGAAAAGAAGGTGCGGGCGGTTCTGCTGGCCAACGCATGGATGGGAGGGCAGCGGCTGCCCAGCCTGGACCCAATGCCGCAGCAATGGAAGCAGGCTGGAGCCGAGGTCGCTGTGGAAGCGGCCGCCGACCGGCTTTACCGCGCGACTGAGGTGGGTGTGGCCAGTAAGTCCGTGAAGGCCGACACGGTCGAGTCCAGCAAAACCTTTGCGGCCAATTACCAGCAACTGACGGCGGGCGAACGGCTCGCCCTGGCGCTGCTCAAGCCCTGGATAGGGCGGGGCGGTGTCGTTTTCTTGAAGAGGGCTTGATATGGGACTGCGTGACGAGTTGATGGCCGATATAGCCGAGGCCTTCGATACAGACCTGGCGGATGCGGTGACTGAGTTCACGGGCCGGCGCATCGAGCGCGGGCAAGCCTACGATCCGGTGAATGAGGTGTGGCCAGAGGTCGAAATCACCTATACCGGCCGGGGCGTCATTGGTGGCTACAAGCTGGAGCTGATCGATGGCATCCGGATATTGGCCACGGACTCCAAGCTGACTGCACTGCAAGGCGATGTGGACGGTACGCCAATGGTGGGCGACAGGATCAACGGCATGGAAGTGCTGAATGTCGGCCAGGATCCAGTTGGTGCCAGCTGGACTCTTCAGCTACGGAAGGTGTGACATGGCGACTGGCTGGAGCAAACCGCCCACGGCGTTCATCAAGGTGGTTGAAAAGGACCTTGAGCAGAAACGGCACCAGATTGCGGTCGAAACGTTAGGTGCTGTTATTTCTGGTTCTCCAGTAGATACTGGTGCCTATCGGGCGAACCATCGTGTCAGCGTGGATGGTGTGGACTTGGGTTACGACTTGGGGCTGGGGCAGGGGAAAGATCGAGAGCCTCCGAGAGGCTCCACCACTGGAGTGGCGGCGTACGGGGAAGGATTGGAGCAGATAGCCGCAGCCGACGGCCCGTATCGAGAGGTTGTGATCCAGAATAATTTGCCCTATGGCGGTGAGATCGAGCGTGGTCACTCAGATCAAGCGCCTGATGGGGTGTATGAACTGGCCTTCCTCAGTATCGTGGAGAAACACACCAAATGACCTTTGAACAGATCCGGCGCGCTATCACAGCGCGGATGGCGGTCTTTCCTGGTATCGACCAGGATCGCATTGACTATCCCAACGCCCTGACGGCATTCACGCCTCCCGAGTCAGGGCTGTGGTGTCGCCTAAGTATCCAGCATGGGCAAGCCTTCATGGCAGGCATGGCCGACCGACCACATAGCCGCAAGCCCGGCATGATCACCGTTCAGTGCTTCGACCGCATCGGCGCTGGAGTGGGCGCTCTTAATCGCCTGGCCGACCTGCTGGAAGAGCACTTCTCCTACTGGTCCCAGGGCGATTTGGAGTGCCTGGAGGCCAGTCAGGTGGACGTCGGTACCGGGGACTCCGTTGGCCGGCCGCAGGGCCTGGGCTTCTATCAGATCAACGTCAATATCCGGTTTAGGGCTGGATAGTAAGCTTCAATCTACCTATTGCCGGACGCGAGCCGGTTTCTTGTTTTCTTGGCAGCCTTAAATCGGTAGATACCGAGCCCGAAAGGGTGGAAGAGCTTTGAAAAGTCCGGGGCTGCCCATTGCGGGCGGCCCTTTTCTTTTCGGAGAACGCAACGATGAAAGAACTGATGTTCCAAAACCAAACCATCCGCTTGATAGATAAGGATGGAAAAAAGTGGGCCAGTGCGGCGGATATTGCACGAGCCCTTGGGTATGCTCGCGCCGATAAGGTGACGCGCATCTATGACCGCCACAAGGCTGAGTTTTCAGCCTCAATGACGCAGATTGTCGAGACCCCCACTTTGGGGGCTTCGGGGAATCTCGTAACCCAAACGAGGGTATTCAGCCTTCGGGGAGCGCACCTGATCGGTATGTTTGCCCGCACATCCAGAGCCCAAGAGTTCCGGCGCTGGGTGCTGGACATCCTGGAAGGGCATCAAGCGGCTCAGTCGCTTATTCAAGAGTGGTTCGAGGCTAAGGCCGCACTAGACGCACAAGACCGATTCGCCAGCCTGTGCGGCCGAGGTCTGAGCGAACATAAACGCCGAAAGCCGCCCCTGGTAACGCGGGTGAATCAAATATCCGAACAAATGCAGCCATCGCTGCAACTGAACTGACCCGGCCCAGAGCCGGTTTTTTTTCGCCATCAATAGGAGCACGCCATGTCGAGCGGAGCCAAAGTAACAACCCACATCGTCAAGGAGGTCACGCCCGGCGTCACGCCCAGCTCTGGCTGGCAGACTCTGCGCGTCACCGGGAACACCTTGACCCCTACGCCCAACACTGAGGAATCCGAAGAAATCACGGACTCGCGAATCGGACAGGGTTCCATCACCACCAGCGTAGACATTGCCGGTGACATCGCGGGCGAGCTGTCTTACGGTACGTTCGACGATCTGCTGGCCGCCGCGTTCTACGGTGCTTGGACGGCCAATAAACTGACCGTGGGCGAAACGCGCACCACATTCAGCGTGGCTAAGGGCTACCGCGACGTCGGTGTCTATGCCTTGTTCAAGGGCGCACATGTCAGCTCTATGGCATTGGAAGTGCCGGAAGAGGGCAAGGCCACCGTCACATTCTCGATGTCCTGCCTGGACTACGAGGACAAGGAAACGCCGTTTGCGACCACACCAGCAGCACCCACGGATACGCCGTTCATGTCTTCGATCAACGTAGGCGACGTGAAAGCCAATGGCGTTTCGCTGGCTGGACAAGCCTGCGTTTCCGGCCTCACGCTGAACATCGACAACAACCTGCAGACGCAGCGTTGCTTCGGTGCCGAGCGCCTGGGGCCTGGCGCACTAATCGAAACGTCAGCTGCTATCACCGGCACGGTCAACCTCGCATGGTCCAAAAAGGCGTGGGAGCTGTGGAAGAATCAGTTCACACGCACGCCGATTGCCATTGCTTTTCCAGTCACCGATAGCTTGGGCAACAAGTACGAGATTTCGCTACCCGCAGTGGAAATCGACGGCGAGCTGCCCAGTGGCGGCAAATCCGACATTCTGCAGATCCAGCTGAACTACACGGTAGCCAAGCAGGCCCCTACCATCACGCGTACACCAGTTGCGACGCCAGAACCTTAAGGAGCATTCATGGCTTTGAGAATTAACCGGCAAGAGCCTGCCGCTACGCATGAGCGCTGGGAGGACTACGACGAAGACGTCTCCTTCAAGCTCGCCGGCCTGGACACCGAGGCCTACCAGATCGCTCTGGAGCGCGCTCGTCGCCTGATCGCGCGGGAAGACGCAGGCCAGCGCCTGGCCTCGATCAACGTCTCCGGCAACGATGTCCGCGAGCATGATGTGCAGTGCCAACTGCTGGGCCGCTACATCATCAAGGATTGGAAGGGTGAAATTCTGGATGATGCCGGTGATGCAGTCCCGTTCTCGCCAGAGGGGGCTGCCAAGCTCCTGTGCAGCAATACGGACCTGTTCGTTTGGGTAATTGCCACTGCGGCCCAGGTGGCAGCTGGTGCGCAGAAGGAGGTGAAGGAAACCGTGGAAAAGCCGTCGCCCGGTTCCAATGGGAAAAAGAATGGGCCGGGCAAAGCCAAAAGCGAAAACTGATCTACTCGGCACTTGGCGCTGAGGTGCCCGATGAGCCGCCGACCGACCCGATCACCGACCACATCATCAGCATGTACTGCGCGGCTGATAGATGTCGGGGTGTGGCGGTTGGGATGGCTGGTGCTGTGCCGCTGCCCCTGACCACGGCGAACATCACTGCTGTGGTGGAGGCGTATGGGACGCCGCTGCCCAGGAGAGAGCTGGACGCGGCAGTGTTTGAGATCGATTGTTTAGAGCGGGAGTGACCGCGAAGGAGTGGATATGTTTGGTGGAAATGAGAAGGGCTTCTGGGATGACATCTTTCGTCTGCGCAGGAGTGGGAAGGGTTTGGGTCCTGCCATCGAGGAGGGCGAGATATGCTGAAGTGTTTGTATGTGCGGTTTCTGTTGTGGGCGCTAGGGCCTGTATTAAATGAAATACGAGATCGGCAGAGCGCCGTAGACGTCAATATCGCCTGCGCTCAAGCGCAACTAGATTGCGCTGGAGATGGAAGTCATCAGTTTGAAAACTTCCGCAGCCGAGAGCGGGCTGTGAGTTTATTTATGTGGGATTTTTGAACCAGCAGCCTCAATTGCTAAATTTTTAATCTGGCCGATGCTCCAGGTGTCTGGGTCACCGGGCGGCTCTTAGATTTGAACGCTTAACTGCAAATCCTGACCTATTTTAATGTTGGCTGAAATCTTTCCTTTTTGGGTTGATACCAATTGGATAGCGGTGATGCGGATGTCCATGGGCTTTTCTTTTGGGGGCGAGTGTAGGAACCAGTAACATACCAAGGAAAGGGAGGGGAGTCTTGGTGTCTAGACGGGGTAGATGCCCGATTACCTCACGGCTCTAGTGCGAATTGATTTCTTCATTTATAGTCCTTCGTATTATTTTGTTACGGAGGTGGGTATGGTAGATGATAAATTAGAAGAAAACTTATTTGATGCTCTTGTGAACTTGAGGGGGCTAATAGATAAGTTGCGTTCGGTTTCTGAGGAAAATGGTTGCCAGATTGATCTTCAAAAAGATTTTTACGAAGGTGTTGGTTTGGATTGGGGGGAGAGAAAGTTAGAGCGCAGCGCTAATTCTATTGGTAGTCTTGAGTCACTGAGTTCCCGCGACTTTTTGCCTGTGTCTTTTCTCAGCGAGCTTAACGCTAAGTCCGCTGATATTAAAGATGTGGTGGTTGAAACTGGCAATATTGTAGATGGTATTCTTGCTAGAGCTCCTAAATGGACTACATTTTATTCAGGTACGCAGGTGGTTTCTCAGCAAAGAAGGCAATTTGATATTTCTGTAAATATAAGAAAAATTATTGAAAAAATAGATAGTTTTTTAAAGGCATATTTTATAGTTTTTTTGTATTTTGATAATAAGAACTCTTCTTATTTAAATGAAATTATAGAAAGTTCTAAAGATGGTCTAAGAAGTATAAATGAAAATAGGGATTCATCAAATATTTATTTGTCGGAAATATTGGATAAACGTAAAAATATAAATGAGAATTTTAATGAGATTTCAGAAATAAAAAAATTATCTTTGGAGGGTGGGGAAGAGATTGAAGGGTTTGTAGGGGATTTCTTGAAAAAGAAAGAGGAAGAGATTGATAGTGCTTTGAGAAATATATCAGAGGCTCTTGATCAGGCTGGTGAGATGGCTGGGTCTGTTAAAGCATATGGTAATAAATTCGAGGAGTTTGATGAAAGTCTAGATGAAAGAAATAGGCTATATGAGGATTTGTATAAAAAAAGTAAAGAAACTGAACAGAATCTCGATTCTTCTGCTGGATATATTGTTGCTCTTATTGAGCAAGCGGAAGGGATGCTTTCTAGCGCTACGGCAGCTGGATTAGCCCATCATTTTGAAGAAACAAAAAAAAATCTAGATACTGAACTTGAAGGTGCAAAAAAAGGTGTTTGGTTGAGCATAGGAGTGTTGGGGGTTCTATCAATTCCGCTATTTATACTAATTCTGTCTCCTTTGTTCCCATTGCTTGGTTTCTTTTTTCCTAATAGTGGTTTTGATTGGAAGTTTCTAACTATTTCTAATGCTACCAATTCATGGTCGTATCTTGGGCAGGCTTTTAGTCGAGCAGTGGTGATATTGCCTGGTGTTTGGTTAGTGATTTTTTCAAGCTCTAGATATAAAGATATTTTTAAATTGAGAGAGCATTATTCATATAAATACACTATGGCTGTATCTGTTGAGGGGTTTAAGAAGCAAGCTGCTGGTTATGAGAGTGAAATTGCTGCCATGGTGTTTGAGAGGATAGGGTTTAATCCGGCCGATAAAATGGAGAAATCTATGAAAGGTGCGGCTGATGAATTAATAGACAAGACCTCCTATGGGGCATTGATTGTTGGTTTGAGAGATAAGGTTTTTGGAAGAAGAGAAGATAAAGAGTGATGTGCCGGTAAATGAAATAGCCGCTTTTCAGCGGCTATTTTTGTTCCTGTGATTTGATGTCACTTTTACTCAGGTGGGAGCAATACTCCCTGTCACTCTGTTTTTAACGATAACGCTTGTTGCCGCCAGATGTGATGCAGTATCTACCGCCTCGCGGGCCGTAGCAGTTTGCGCTTGAAGAGCATGGACAACCATAGCTTATTGACGGAGTAGATTTTCGTACTGCGGGCGGTGGCGGCGCAGGTGGCTTTGGCATCCATTTCGGAGTATCGCTGCAGTTGCTGCTAGTGCATAAAAGATTTGCTGACACCCAGCGTTCGCTATCGCCCTCGCGCGAGATCCGGCTCCAGCTATCGCGAGTGGTATAGACCACTACCATTTCGCCATGAGCAAGCTTGTCTATGATCTTGCCGTTGGGCGACGAGCGAACATTGAGGGTTGTAGGGCCCACATAGAGAGTTTGAGTCTGAGCTTGTTGAGTGGCTGGCTTCACTGTTTGTGGGGGTTGGGAAAATGCCAAGGCCTGTGAAGCTGTAGTCCGCTCATTTCTGCTTCTTATTTCTTTATCAGAGGCTCCGGGGCCGCCACAGGATTTAATTACGAACCCGAGGATTATCAGCCCGAGGATTTGAGGCAAAGTTATTTTCATCACGTACCTGCCGAGTTTTGAATTGTTTCGTAACGTAGCCTACAAAGCCGAATGTGGGAACTGGACAAGCGAACAGTCCACTTTTTCTCGTAATCGACGCCTAGCGTAGGTTTTCGTCGTTGGCTATGATCTCCGCATTGACTTTGTGGAGGTGGGGATGGTTATTCGGGAATCGGCAGTGGTTTTCAGTTCAGAGGAGATGCTGCGACGCCAAGGAGCATTGGCGGAGGTGGACGGAAAACCAACATATGCCCTGTCGCACATGAAAGATGACTTGGACGTCATGGTCGCTTGTGTAAAGGCAGAATCCGAAAACTACTGGAGCCAGCCAGCCGGACATAGGATGTCTGTCGCGCCGTTTTTCTTTTTGAGGGCAGCAATCTTGCACCGAAAAGCCAAGAACTACGAGGCAGAGGTGCATGTCTGCGAGTCTTTGAATGAAATCATGAATGATTACAAAAAACAGGATTTTGTGAAAAACGGATTCGCTGCTAAAGCCTGGCTTGGCCCAACTCCTCGAAAAATACGGGAGCGACTGCCAAAAGCGAAAGAGATTCTGAAACGTCAACAAAAGGACAGTGCGTAATGAAATATATAGCTGTGATGCTGTCTGTTGTCGTTTTGGCTGGATGTGGGGAGAGCAAAGAGAAGGCAATGGAATCAGCATGCCAAGGGCTTTTGGAGCTGACGGTTGTTAATCCAAGTAAGGTACAGATTAATAAAAGATCTCTACTAGCAGCAGAAATGGAAAAGGATGATGCAATAGAGGTTCTGCAGAGGCTTAGCGGAAGGCCTTTATCTATAGATCAATCTGCTGCACTTGATGTTAGTTACCAGCCAGGAGGGCAGCCGCCAAGTAGTTATTTCGCATCCAATGACTATACAGACGAGGGTGGGATATTGCCGCGAAGGGGTGAGGCTTTTTGCAGATTCTATTCTGATGGAAGAAGTGTTCGGCTTGTCTCGGCAGTGCTGGCAGGAAGTATTCGCCTCTCTGGACGGGAGGATGTTTTTAACTTCCTCGCTCTAAAAGGAAGGCCTAAAGGAATGAGCCATTCTGGCGAGATAGAAAGATAAATAAATGCACTAACGCTGTATTTTTAAGCTCACTTCGGTGGGCTTTTTTTATGGGTGAGAAAAATGACGCAGGAAAGCAGGCTATCTATCACGATTGATACCAGATCGGCCGAGCAGAAAGCCAAGGATTTGGAGCAGGCGTTGGCCGCTATGGAGGCTGCAGGTATCCGCGTCGTCGGATCGTCTCGTCGGGTTAGTAGCGGGATGGTTGGAATTGGCGGCGCTGCACGCGCCGCAATACCTAGCGTAGATGGCCTAAATAAAGAGCTGGCTAACACTGAGCGCCAGGCCGCAGCTTCGGCCGCCACGATCAATCGCGTTCTGAAGGCAGCGCTAGCTGGTTTCTCAGCGATGCATGTGATTGACGCAGCAGACAACTGGGGCCAGTATGCCAGCCGCATGCGCATGGCGACAGAAACTGCCGATGAGTACGAACACGCACAGCAACGCATGGCGCAGTCGGCACAACTGACTTTTCGCGCTATCAATGAGACGCGTGAGGCTTTCATTCAGCTCTCGCCTGTGCTCCGCGAAATGGGGCTGAGTCTGGACCAGAGCATTGATGCGGTGGATGCGTTCTCAGGTCTGCTAGTGGTAAACGGGGCTAATGCAGAGCGCGGTGCGGCAGCTATGGAAGCGTTGGCCAAATCATTCCAACGTGGTCGGGTGGATGCTCAGGCCTGGATGACGATCTACAGTACAGCAGACACCATTGTTGAGCATTTGGCTAAAAGCTCAGGGAAAACAGCTGCGGAAATCCGTCAACTGGGCGTCGAAGGCAAGATCTCCGCCGAAATGATGGCTAAGGCCTTAGTGTCAGCGTATGAGCCTGTCATCAAGCAGGTTGAGAGTATGCCTACTACGGTGCGAGATGCTCTCACAAACTTGAATACTGCCTTTGGGGAGTACATTGGCTGGCAAAATGAGGCCAGTGGTGCCACTGCCGCATTAGCGTCAGGGTTGGGGCTTCTGGGTGAAAACTTAAATGGTGTTTTGAATGCTGGCTTGGTGGTGGGCGGGGCTGCTTTAGCCGCGTACTCCGTTAAAACAGGTCTGGCTCGAATAGAGACGGGCAAGCTAACAGTAGCAAAAATTGCTGGTGCTAATGCAGACCGTGCTGCTGCCCTTGCAGCCCGTTCAGTAGCAGCAGCCCGTGTAGAGCAGGCTAGAGCGACCCTGGCTGCGGCAGTCAGTGAAAAAGAAAAATTGGTGGCTACATCCCTGTTGGCAAATGCAGAAAGGAATCTTGCAGCGGCGTCTGCTTCAGTTGCGACTGCCAATAGGGCGCTAGGGACCTCTATGCTCGGTTTGGTGGGCGGTCCAATCGGCGCCATAACACTTGCAGCGGGGCTGGCCTCTTCTGCATTTTTTTATTTTCAAGGCAGTTCAGAGCGAGTAAAAAAGACTCTAGAGGAAATGGCTCAACCACTAGATGATGTTGTGGGGAAATTTAAAGAGCTTGGCAGAACCCAAATGGCAGGAAAGCTGGTCGAGTACACAGAAATAGCAGAGGAGTCAGCAAAGAAAGCAGAGGGGGCATTTATAAGTCTTTTGGGGAGTATTGAAACCTCTGATTTGCCACAATTTCGCACGGCCAAGGATGGGTTGTTTGAGATGATTGAGGCACTGAGTCAAGCTGAGAAAAAAGGCGAAGAGCTTGATGCGGTGATCAATAAAATGGGGAGTAAGCTAGATATTCCCCAGAACGTGTTAAATAAGTGGCTAGTTGCGGCCGCGAATTTCGCAGAAGCCCAAAAGAAAGCTAATGATGAATCCGAAAAACTTGCTGCAGTAAAAAAACTGTATGAAGAATTGGGGGCAGCAGCACAGGGGAGTGTGAGCAGCCTAAACAGCCTCAACGCTGCAATAGGCATTGAGAAGTGGGATGAATACCTGAAGAAGCTGACTGATGCGCGTGACGTAATAGGTATGAACGCCAAGCAATTAGGGGCTTTTGAAGCAGCACAGGCTGGCGCGAATTCACTGCAGCAGGAAATGGCCGGCATTGTCACGGCTCAGACAGATGCGTTCAAAAAACTTCAGTCTGCTATTGATGATAAGGACAAGAAGGCCATTGAAGCGGCTCAGAATAATATCCGAGCCTTAGACATTGAGCGGCAGAAGGTTGAGCTGCTGGCGATTAAGACTCAGGCTCTTATCGCTGCAACAAATGCCTTCGCGCGTGGGGAAGTATCGGGTGATGTGGCAAGCGGCATTTTGCAAAACATGCTTGCTGGTTTTGATCAGGCTGAGGCAGCCATTGCCGTTAGCAAGGAGGCGGAGGCACAGATCAGGAATATCTTTGCCAATACCATCTCCAGCGGCGGCGCAAAAGAAGGCGCAAAAGCAGCCAAAGACTACGCAACGTCTATCAAGTCCCTGCTAGATACCCATCTTCCCGAAAACAAGGCGCTCGAAGACCTGCATAAGAATCTCGCTCTGCTGGGCGATGCTCGAAGGCTGAGCAAGGTATCCGCCGAAGACTACGACAAGGCGCTGAAGAGCATCAACCTGACCTACGCTAACTCGCTGGAGAGCACCAAGAAGCAGACAGAGATGGAGCGCATCCTGGGCGATCTACGCCTGCAGCAATCCGTTACCCAGATTCAGTTCATGCGCGACCTGGAGTCTTTTGGCCAGGGCGATCAGGTTCGTGAGCTAAATGCAGATCTGGCCAAGATCGAGGACCGTTACCGAAGTCTGATAGAGGCTCGACGCAATTCGGCGCAGGGGCTGTCAGACAGTGATCTGGCGTTGATCCGCGAATCGATGGAAAAAGAACTTGCGATAGTACGTGAGTACCACGATAAGAAGCTGGCAATTCAAGGAGACTGGGTACTCGGCGCTAAGGATGCGCTGATCAACTATGCGGATGAGGCGGCTAATGTTTACCAGTCAATGGGAGATATGGTTGGTAACGCCTTCAAAGGAATGGAGGATGCGCTTACCAGCTTCGTCACCACTGGCAAGATGGACTTCAAATCTCTGGCTGATTCGATCATCAAAGACATGATTCGCATCGCCATTCAGCAAAGCATCACGGGGCCGTTGGCCGGTGCTATTGGAAGTCTTTTTAACCCATTAAGTGGCGTTAGCGCTCATCAAAATTTCACGATGGGCAGTCTTGGGGGCAGCGGTGGGTTTACGCCTACAAGCCCGTTGATGCCCCTGTCTTCAGGCGGCTATACCGGCGATGGTGGTAGATATGAGCCTGCCGGTATTGTTCACAAAGGTGAGGGAGTACTAAACCAGGACGAGATCCGCGCCTTGGGTGGCGAGGCTGGGTTCAATGAGTTGCGTCGTGCACTGCGTGGACCAGGCCATTCGCTTGGTGGAATGGCTGGCAGTCCACGGCTTCCATCAATTACCTCATCCGCACTTCCGGAAATCAACGTCAACGTCCATGGTGCACAGGGCCAGCCAGAGGTATCGGCCAGGCGCAACCAGAATGGCGGTATTGACCTGGACATCATGTTTAAACAGCTCGAGCGTCGCGTTGCAGGCGGTATCACATCTGGTCAAGGGGCTGTTGGGCAGGCCATAGAACGGCGCTACGCACTGACGCCGAAATTGGGGTAAGAAATGGCAATACCAGTATGGCCCTTGGACGTTCCGCTATTGGACGGATTTCAGCGCCAGCCGAAAGACCCGTTCACTCGCACCGACATGGACGATGGCATGGCTCGGACGCGGCGCAGGTTTCGTGTTTTTCCAATCACGATTCCTGTCAGCTTTCTTGTTAAGGGAGGCCAGTATGACGAGTACTACGACTTTTGCGTGAATACGCTAAACGGGTACACGGACTGGTTCATGGTGACGGTCGATGGCCCAGGCGGAATCATGCAAAAGCGGTGTCGGTGGCTTGGAGCACCAACAGAGGACCGAATCGGCGGCGGGCATTGGAAAGTGTCTGGCCAACTTGAGACGATGAGCAACTTTTAACCGGCTGAGTCCGGTTTCTTTTTGGAGATTGAAATGGTGAAACGTCAGGCCGTGCAGTTTGTGGGATTTGGTGGCAATGAAAAGGGGTCGGAAGACGATATCTTCCGCCCTAAACGGAAAGGCGCAGCTATTGGGTCTACGCGACCTTCTTGCCCTTAATAGTCATCTGTATTGATTCGTTCCCTTTGACTCTTCCTGTTGCCTCAAAACTGGCACCGGATACTCTTCCGGAAATTGCAAGTGCGTAGTTGTCCATGCCGGGGATTACAGCGGGCAGAAGGTTGTTGTGCCGATCGACCTTCAGCTCGCCAGCAAAATTCCCACTTTCATCTTCTGTAATCGTACCTATGTACGTGAATGATGAGTCGCCACCTGTGGCTTTGCCGCCCTGAATGGCAATTACGCCGGCACCCATATCTGTTGTGGCACTGAAGGACACAGTCCAAAATCCATCCAACATGATTATCTCCGTTACGTTGCTTGTGTAGGAACTCGTAACATAACACTAGGCCCGCCAGGCATTCCACCTCGGCGGGCTTTCCTATTTCTGGCCTCGGCACTGTCCGGGGCTTTTTATTGGACGTTTGAAATGTCACTTGAACAGGCACTGAAAGAAGCCTACGCCTCGGCACCGACCGACCGCGTGATCTTCGATACGCTGGAGGTTCGGCACCCGGCATTCCGGGATGATTCTGGTCTACCAACGGCCATTCGTGTCGTGATCGGTTACGAGAACATCACAGCTAAGCTGGAGGGAGATGCGCCACTACATTCCGGTGAACATGTTGAGTTCATCGCTGGCGCATTCCGGTTCAAGTTGCCGGGGTTTGAAGAGGGCAAAGTCCCCCAATTGCAGATCACCATCGATGGAGTGAGCCGTGAAGTGGTTGGCCATATTGAGGCAGCCATTGCCGAACGTGAGCCTATCGAAGTCACCTACCGGCCTTATTTGTCCACCGATCTGACTAGGCCGCAGATGGACCCTCCATTGAATATGGTTCTGTCGAAAGTGTCGGTGACAGGGACGTCAGTATCTGGCACTGCTTCGCTGTCTGATGTTCACAATTTTGCCTTTCCGTTTGAAAAGTACATGGCAAGCCGTTTCCCTGGCTTGGTGCGCTGATGACCTCTGATGACGCCAATCGCTATATCGGCCTTGGCTGGCGCTTAGGTGCTCGCGGGCCGGATCAATATGACTGTTGGGGCTTGTTGCTGCACTGCCGCGCAATTTATTTCGGCGGCGGTATACCCGATGTTGAGTTTGGCGACCCGACACGTGAGATGTACGCGCGCAAGATGCGTTCGGGGGAATGGGAGATCGTCGAGTGCCCGGCGCATGGCGATGGCGTTTTGCTGCGGGACGGTAATGACCCGCATGTCGGCATCTATCTTGATCTTGACGGCGGCGGTGTCCTGCATGCGCTTGAGGGCAAGGGCGTTGTGTTCACGGCCTTGCGAGATCTGAATTTCATGGGCTTTGCCCGTCCTACGTTTTACCGAATCCATGCCTAATATCACTATCTGCAAGAATCCCTTTCGTCCGCAGTTAGATCGGGTCGAGACTTCTGCGTGTGCTGGAACGCGCCTGGATACTGTTTTGCGCCGTGAACATCTCATTCGCGGTCGTGGTCGTTCGCTTGTCCGCAACCACACCTTTGTTGTGCAGGTGAATGGCAATTGGTTGACGCAGGACAAGTGGGCGTACCGGCTGAAATCTGAGGATGTCGTGTTCGTTGCGCTACTCCCTGCGGGTGGTGGTGGGTCTAATCCATTGCAGATGGTGGCAATGATTGCGCTAGCTGTGGCTGCTGTTTATACCGGAGGACTGGCCGCTGCTGCATACGGGACAGCAACAGGTGTAGCCGCTGGAGCAACGACGATTGGGATGTCTGTTGCTGGTGCGATTGCCTCTACCGCTGTAATGGTGGCCGGCGGTATGCTCCTGTCTGCTATTTTCCCGCCAGCTAAACCGCCCAGCACCATGGCCCGTGAGCAGTCCAGTCCGACCTATACGATCGGAGCCCAAGGCAATACGGCGCGACTTATGGAGTCGATCCCTGTTCAGTATGGCCGCTTTCGTGTGTACCCCGACTTTGCCGCGCAGCCGTATACCGAAACAGACTCAAATAACGTTTTTCTGTACCAGTTGTTTTGCTTGGGGCAGGGTGAGCTCGATATTGAGAAGATTCGGATCGAAGAGACACCCATTGAGAACTTCGCAGAGGTCACATGGGAGGTTGTGCGACCAGGCGAGAAAGTGACGCTGTTCCCAGATAATGTTGTGACATCGAACGCCGTCCAAGGCATTGAGCTTAAAGCGGCAAACGAAGAGGGTGGTGGAGGGTATGTCGGACCTTTCGTCTCGAACCCAGCAGGTACGACATGCAATGCCATTGGCATCGATATGGCTGTGCCAGCGGGACTCTTCAATGCACACAGAGATGGACTGCGGACATCGTGGGTGCAATGGCATGTTGAGGTTCGGCCTATTGATGATTTAGGCGCTGCGCTAGGTGACTGGACATTGCTGACTGATGGGTATTGGCAAGACAATACGGCGACCCCTCAAACCCGATCTTATCGGCATGATGTGCCTGACGGTCGGTATGAGGTTCGAGCAATTCGTGTGAACCCCAAAGTTCTTAGTGAACAGAATCAGAACACTGTGGTCTGGGCGGGGATGCGGGCGTATCTGCCTTCGAAAGAGTCTTATGGCGACGTTACGCTTTTAGCCGTTGTGGCGCGTGCTACCAATAGTTTGAACCAGTCTACTGCTCGGCGGGTCAATGTGATTGCAACACGTAAGCTGCGTACCTGGGACCCCATGAACGGCTGGTCGTTGACGATGAAGGCTACGCGCAACCCAGCCTGGGCGTTTGCGGACGCCTGTAAGAATTCAACATATGGCCGCGGTCTGTCAGACAGTCGCATTAATTTGCGTGGGTTGTATCGCTTGGCTCAAATTTGGGAGGCACGCGGAGATACCTATGACGGTGTGTTTGATACGGCTACGACGCTCTGGGATGCTTTGACGCGGATTGCTCGCGTGGGACGGGCTATGCCCATGTACTACGCTGGCGTGATTGACTGCATCCGTAATGAGCCGAAAACGGTCAAGACGCAGATGTTTACGCCGGGCAACATGGTCACCAACACCTTTTCCATTGATTACGTGTTTCCTGAGCACGACAGTCCTGATCACGTCATTGTCGAATTTATCAATGAAGAGACATGGCAGCCAGATGAGGTGGTGTGTGCATTGCCTGGCAGCGCTATGCTGCGTCCATACCGCTTGCAGATCCCAGGCATTGTTAAGCGCGATCAAGCATGGCGGGAAGGCATTTCGCTGGCAGCGCAAAACCGTGATCAGCGCCGGTTTGTGTCGTTCCAAACAGAGCTTGAGGGCAATATCCCACGTTACGGTGATCTTGTTGAAATTAGCCATGATGTGCCGAAGTGGGGGTTGAGCGGGTTTATTGAAGAATACGACCCTGACACCAAAACCCTGACGACCTCTGAACCGCTGGAGTGGTGGCCAGGCGAGAATCATTACATCAATCTGCGCAAGAAAGACGGCTCGCCTGACGGCCCATTTCGGGTTGTCGCTGGATCACATGACCGGGAAATGGTAATTGCTGATCTGATCGATGGGTACATGGTGTTCGTGTCGGATGGCCAGGGCGAAGAGTTTACGTATTATCAGTTCGGACCTGGGGAGCGTCGTTCGCTGTTGGCGCAAGCGGTCAGCGCAACGCCAGACGAGCAGGGTTGTGTTGCGCTTGATTTTGTGAATTACGCCGAATCGGTCCACGTGGCCGAGAATGGAGGGGTGGTGCCTCCTCCCAACCCACCTTCTTTATTGCCAATGGCGCCTAATGCGCCCGTTGTTGATGAGGTTTCGGTGTATGCCACTCCCGTGTCGGGTGAGCAGATTGCCGCGTGTACGCCAGCGCGTGGGGCACAGGGGTATGAGTTTCAAGCGAGTGATGACCTCGGTGCGAGCTGGGCACCCTTGGGTACCGATACAGTCCCCTCGATTCGCATTCGACTTCCTGCGGGGCCTTGGTGGGTACGAGCTCGAGCTGTTGGGGCAATGCCAGGACCTTGGAAGGTGTGGCAAGGCAATATTACCGCCACGATGCTACCACCGCCTGCGTTATCTCAGTTGACAGTTGAGTCTCTTAACTGGGGGATTCGTATTGCCTGGGGCTGGCCGTCTGCACTTTCGCTGCGATACATTGAAATTTGGCATAGTCCCACCGCTGATTTTCTCGATGCGACGTTGCTGGGGTTGTTTACCTATCCGCAGTCTTCGTATGACATGATGGGTTTGGCGCTTAACAGCCAGTTCTATTTCTGGGCTCGTGTGCGAGATGATGCCGACCAGCCAGGTCCATGGTATCCAGAGAGCGGTCCGGGCGTACGCGGCACCCCCAACCAGGTGGCTAGCGACTACAACGGGCTGATCACTGAGGAGATTGTTGCAGGAGGGATGGGTGACTTGCTGATGGGGAATATCCGCAAGATACCCAGCATCAAAGAGACCCTGTCCGACCTGGGCGTGGAAGTAGATGGTATTCGCCAGGATGTTGATCGCCATGCAGTTGAAATTGCCGAAATCCCGCAAATCAAGGATGTGCTCACAGACTTGGGGATCGATGTCATTGGCCTGGAGGATGAGATCAATGCGTTGCAGGCTGAAGTAGCGGATATCGTCGGCGCTCCAAATTGGGATGCTCAGGCTCAGTACCTTGCAGGACAGATCGTTAAGTTTGATGGATCGCTATATCGTGCAATCAAGAATGTTCCCGCTGGAACTCCAGTAGGAAACGCCTCCTATTGGGAAAAAATCGGGGATTACGATTCGCTTGGCCAAGCGGTCGCATCGTTGCTAGTGCGAATGAGCAATGCGGAGGTGTCGCTTGATGATCTGACCGGCGAGCTGATCGCACAATCTCAAGAGATTCTGGCACTGCAGTCTGATTTGACTGAGTTGGGAGGCGAGGTTTCTGGCCAGGCTCAGCTGTTGGAAGGGCTGAGGACATCGGTCACTGAGCTTGACGGCTTGGTGACTAGCGAAGCGGCCCGTACATCATCAATCATCGCATCTCTGCGTGACGATGACGGCAACGGCCAGTTGGATGCAGCACTGAATGAGTGGGATAGTCGTGCCTGGATTCAGCGTACCGAAAAAGCGGTTGTCGACAATCACAAGGTCCAGGCCACGATCAACGAGCAGATCGGAGTCCAGATCGGGGACAACACAGCCCAGATCGGCTCGCTATCTGATGTTGTCGCTACGCTCGATCAGTCCACAGCCATTAAGTTTGATCAGCTTGAGTCAACGCTCGGTGGGCTTGATGGTGAGCTGGCAGGTCAGGCAGGCGCACTTGATTTGCTGAAAACTGATGTGTCTCGTATCGATGGCGCTGTGACAGCGCAAGCGACAAATATATCTCAGCTTGAGTCGAGCGTGACGCGTGTCGATGACAAAGCAGCAGCGGCTCAGCGTGATGCTGATGCAGCAGCTCAAGCAGCGGCACAGGCCTCCGGGCTTGCCAGCGGTAAGTCGGATGTGCTGATTCAGTCTGCGACGCCAGCAGCGTCATATCGCAACAGCAAAACACTGTGGATCGACACTACAGGCGGTGCGAACACGCCAAAGCGCTGGAGTGGTAGCGCGTGGGTGGCGGTGACGGACAAAGCTGCAACTGATGCAGCCGCAGAGGCTGCAGCGGCAAAGGAAGCGGCTGATGATGCGCTCGCTGGAGTCGCGACGAATGCTGCCGCGATTCAGACCGTGAGCAAGACGGTTGCTGATGATAAAGCCGCTCAGGCCACGTTTAACCAGAACCTGCAGTCTGATCTCTCCAGTTTGGACGGCACGGTTTCAGGCCAAGCCCAAGCGTTAGATCAGCTGGAAACATCTGTTTCCGAGATCGATGGCGTGGTGACCTCTGAAGCTGCCCGTACCTCGTCGATCATTGCCTCGTTGCGTGAGGACGATGGCCAGGGCCAGCTGGACGCCGTTATGAACGAGTTGGACAGCAGGGCATGGATTCAGCGCACAGAAAAAGCGGTTGTCGATAATCAAAAGGCGCAGGCCACGGTCAACGAGCAGCTCGGGGTTCAGATCGGAGACAATACCGCCCAGATCGGTTCGCTATCTGATGTTGTCGCTACGCTTGATCAATCCACAGCCATCAAGCTCGATCAGCTTCAAACGTCGCTTGGCGGGCTGGACGGACAGGTTGCTGGTCAGGCAGGCGCACTTGATTTGCTGAAAACTGATGTGTCTCGTATCGATGGAGAGGTGACGGCCCAGGCCACAAGCATTTCGCAGTTGGAGTCAGGTGTCGCTGACAACAAATCCGCGATCCAGACTGTGGGGCAGACCGTTGCTGACAACAAGTCAGCGCAGGCACAAGTGAATCAGCAGGTGCAGTCCAGCATCGGTGATGTCGCGGCCTCTGTGCAACAGTCAACTGACGCGATAGCCACGCTGGATGGAAAGATTGCGTCAAGTTGGGCTGTGAAGCTTCAAGGCAATCAGAACGGTGTGAAGTATGTCGCTGGGGTGGGGCTTGATCTGACGAATGAGTCAGGAGTCACTCAGTCAACCTTCGCTGTTTTGGCTGATCGCTTTGCGGTGATGCACGCTGTCAATGGAGTACCCGCCACGGTGTTTTCCGTTCAGGGTGGTGCCAGCATTCTGAACACTGCCTTGATTGGTAATGCTTCGATTACCAGCGCCAAGATTTCTGATGCGGCAATTACGCAAGCCAAGATTCAAGATGCTGCGATTAATTCCGCCAAGCTTCAAGACGCTGCAATCACGCGGGCAAAAATCGGCCATGCAGAGGTGGACACATTACGTATTGCTGGCAATGCGGTGGCAATCCAAGGAGGGGCATCTGCGGATGCCGGTGAGTCTTATGATTTAGAACGGGATCTTAGCGTCACAATTACCCTGCCATACGAAGCCGATGTGACTATCAGCGCGAGCGTACAAGGAGGGTTGAGCGAGGGAGGGGCCTTTTATGAGCATCAACTCAGGGTAGATTGGATCTCCTACGGCTCGATTATCAGCGGCCCAGGAGGGTCAGGGTCAATGGTTCTGCAGACACGCATCGCGGCTGGGACGCATGTCATTGTATTGCGACAGCGGTCCACGTTATCAGGCTTCAAAAGGTGGTTTTCCCAGGCCGGTATATCGGTGATTTGCACAATGAGGTGATCATGAAAGTTATATCGTTGTTCAAGGGTGGCCGTTTTCAGCAGACCGTGTCTGGTCCGCAGCAGTTTGTAGTTGGGCCGACGCTTGCGGCTTGGGAGGGGGGCTGGGCACCTGGGGCGCTGGATGACTCTTGGTGGTTCTATGGCCAGGCGCGAAAGCGTCAGCCCTGTCCTGTGACTGTCGAGGGGTCGATTCTTGTGGGTGTCCGGCCCGGTAGCATGATTACGATCGAAGACCAGCAGTATGAGTGCATCGATGGTGGGGATGTGGAGTTGTCTTTTCAGTTCCCTGGCACTTATGAAGTCATGGTCACCCGCTGGCCTTATCTGGACGGGAGGTACATAGTTGAAAATCCACCACAAGCCAAACAACCACGCTGAGCGTCGACGCAGAGAATACCCCGATATCGGGGAACAGCTCGATGCGGTTTATAAGCTGGCTCGTCATATGCAGGAACAAGGCCAGCAGTTACCGCCAGATGTTGAACATTGGGTGGCTCAGTGTCGAGCCGTTAAAGAAAAGTATCCAGCCGCTTAATAAGCGGCTTTTTTATTGGGAGTAAAGAATGGCTTGGTATCGAGCAGGAACGATTAAAGTCACCGCCAATAGCGCCACGGTCACGGGCACTGGTACGTCTTGGGTTCAGAATGTCCGAGTCGGTGATGGCTTGCAGGGGCCAGATGGGCGAGTGTATGAAATCACGAATATTGCGAGCAACACGTCGCTGTCGATTACCCCGGCTTATCAAGGGGCATCTGCCACGGGCCAGACGTACTGGATTATTCCGGTCCAGGGGTATGTAAAGCAAAGTGCTGATCGCTTATCGGCATTTGTTGATCAGTTTGGCCAATTGCCCGCACAAGTGGCGGGGCTGGGGACGGCGTCCACAGGGACGTTGTCTACAGCTGCCAACGACAGCACTTCTGGTCGAGTTGCACGTATTGGGGATTGGGGACTAGGGATAAACAATGGTTTAGAAGCAGACCCGCTGATTTTGAATAATTCGTCCAATGGCTTCTATCGCTCGGGGGGCGGTGCTAATTTAGGTAAGCCCGTAAACCAGTCTGGTGACGGGTATATCAAGTTTGGTTGGTCTGGCTCCTATAAGACGTACATTTACGGCTCTCCGGTTGCGGATGCTCTCTGGTACCAGAACGTAAATAACGGTGTCGCTCAAGGCTGGAAGGAGTTGATGCACGTCGGGCATTCGGGGCTGGGTAAATATGGTGCACTGGCGGGCGTCGATGTGTTTCCCGGCGAGGATCTCTCAGCTTTGAATGTGGGGGCTGGGCTTTACCACTTCACTTCTACGATCGGTAGTAAGTCGGGGCTGCCCTTCGGAACCTCATCTGCTGATAATTCAGGTTTAGCAGTACACCGTCAGTCTGGTGCTTCCGGTGGCCAAATCCTTGTCACTGGCAGCGGGAAAATGGCGGTGCGTGGTCGTACTGGCAGCGCCTGGGGCAGTTTCGCTGAAGTGCTTAAAGCTGGCGATTACGGCTGGGGCGGATCGCAAGCGAATCCACCAAATGGGCGGGCAAGTGCAAACCCCACGGGTTGGTATTACTCTACCGCTTCTGTCCCTTTCGGCGGCGGATCGTTCTTCATTGATTACAAATATGGAGAGAGTGAACGAGGCGGCTTACGCATTTCAACTGCTCCTTATAGCTCCAAGTTTTACATGCAAGGATGGGATGTACCTAATGCTACATGGCAAACCGCCTGCGAACTTTGGCACGACCGCAATACTACGGTCGATAGCAATGGCTTCATTAAAAGGGCGTCGCCCGTTGTTGAGTTGACTGCCGATGGCTTTAAAAAGACGGACCACCTTGAGATCAAAGGGGTGCAATTTGAACGAATTGGAGTAGGGCATTATGTGCTTCACGATGTGCCCCAACTCAGCCGCGACGGCTGGTATATCGAGACGCCAAAGGACCGCAATAACAACATCTACTTCACGCTGGACTACGAAGAAGATGAGCAGAGCAAAACACTGACCATCCGCACTTACGAGCCGGACTACAGCTCGGGCCGCGCCACCAATGGCGAACCGATGGATATTCTGGAAGGGCGTTTTGTGAGCCTGCGGTTTGCTGAAGATCCAAGCTTGTACCCAGTGTTTACTCCAGACCCTGAGCCAGATCCGGAGCCCGAGCCTGATCTTGAGCCCGAAATTGATCCGGACCAGGAACCACTGCCAGATCCGCCAGAACCGATTGAAGAGCCAGCCGCCTAAGCGGCTTTTTTTACGTTTGCCGCTTCGGCGGCATTTCACGGGAGACAGCCATGCCGACCGTATTACACAAGGGGAAGGACTTGGAACCGACAAGCACGGGGACATCGGCGGCTGGTCTGGCCGTCTGGAAAGCAATGGGAGGGATAGCAGGGATGGGGGCCATTGGCGCAGGCCTGGCCACGCTGGTGGTGATGTGCATTCTGCGGCCGCGTACGCAGTCTGAATGGATTGTGGGCGTGATCAGTACAGTGGTGGCCTCGATCTCGGGCGGTGCCGCAGTGATCCAGCAGTATGAACTGCATCATTGGGCAAACAACCCGGTGGGCTTGGTGGCCATGCTTGGGTTGGCGTTCGCATGTGGGCTGCCTGGGTGGGCCGTTGTGCGCTGGGCTTTTAACTTTTTCGACAAGCGGCGCAAGGCTGATCTGCTCGAAGTTATGACGGAACTGCGCGAAGGCGCGATTGGAGGGAAAACAGAATGAAGTCGTTGTTGAGTTTGATTAAGGGCCTGCTGGCCCTTTTTTTACGTCCGAAGGAAGTGGAGCAGGCCACACCAGAGCCAGAGAAGGCTGCGCCGACTGGAATGTCCCCTGACGGTCTGGCCATCCTTCAGTATTTCGAGAGCTGTCGATTGGAAGCTTATTGGGATGCCGACGGCAAAGTGTGGACCATCGGCTGGGGTGACACGGGTCCAGATGTGGTGAAAGGCCTGCGTATTACTCAGGCAGAAGCCGACGAACGTCTGCAACGCCGGCTGGCCCGTGAGTTTGTGCCTGGTGTGCTGGCATCACTGGCTCGTCCAGTGAGTCAGGCGCAGCTCGATGCCATGGTAGACCTGGCCTACAACATCGGCGTGGGAGCATTTCAAAGCTCTACTCTGGTGCGCCTGTTCAATGCCGGCGACCAGGCCGGTGCTGCTGAGCAATTCCCACGCTGGAACAAGTCAGGCGGCAAAGTGCTGTTGGGCCTGCGCCGCCGTCGTGCTGCAGACCGCGCTCGCTTCTTGGGCGCATCGGGGGCTGAGGCAATCAAGATAGGAGCGGCTATTGTTTAAGGCGTTATGGGGGAAGGTGGCAGGCTGGCTTGGCCTGCTGGGCGGCCTGGTCATCGCCACGCTGGCACTGCTGCAGGTCGGGCGGCGCCAGGGCAGGGCACAGGTGGAACAGAAACAATATGAGGCGGATCTCTCCGCCGTGGAGGTAGGAGGTGATGCAGCTGAAACGATTGAGCGTCTGGATGATGATGCTGTGCGTGACCGCGCTCGCCAGCGGATGCGGGACCGTCAGGGGCGGTAGCTATTGCGGTGCCGCCCAGCGTCCTTTCCAGTGGCGCTCCGACGCCGAAATTGATGCAACGCCGATCAGGGTACTGCGCTATGTGGAAACAGAGGCAGAGACTTGGGTGCGATTGTGCCGGAAGTAGAAGCGTCGCCCGGTATATATGGTTTGGATCGTGATGGCGTGTTCAGTCTCAGGCGGCCCTATCTTGAGTATTGAATGGTGATTTTGAGCCGCTTCAGTGCAGTGGCTCATCTTCTGTAGGCCCCTTAATGATTGCACCCCACATCCTAGGGGGTAGTTGGTTGTTATCGTGAGGCCGGTCGAAAATATAATCAGCCAAGCTGCCCGGCCAAAGTTTGAAGCCTATATTTGTTTGCCACTTGTCTTCTTGGTATAGCCAAAGCGTATCACATGCCTTGCATCGAAAAAGCATTTCATAGCCATGCCTGCCTACGTCGTCTAGTTGAGTAAGGGGCTGCATAAGTTTGTGTGGTGCGCAAGGCTGAAGAGAAACGATTAGGGTTTGACACTGGGCACAGAGAGTATTTTTATAGAGCGCTCCCATGGCTTTCTCCAATAAATGAATTTGGAACAGCACGTATGAAATTTTTAAAATATCAATGCCCGTGTTGGGTTGCCTCGTGCCTTAAATGAAACTCCTAAAACGGTTCGCCTACGCTGGGCTGATTGACGGTTGAAAGTGATGCACTTTACTTTTGCGTAGGCTTATCCTTGGCGGGATGAGACTGTCTCGGATGGCGCTCACCTTTGCCGGTGCCTGTCTCAGTGTATCGTCCTGCGGTGAGGTAGGGTTTAGTGTTTGAGTAGGCTGACAGGGCTTGTTTGTCGGTTGCTATGTCATGGTGCTTTCCCGGATTTAGGGAAGTGAATATGCTGGAGCCTTAGGTCCCTTAAGGCCAGGTCTGCTAGAGGCAAACATTGAGGGAGTAATCCAATCTATTTAGAGTGGAGCAGTTCACTTTTTTTGATCGCCGCGGCGTGCCTGAGGAAGATGAGCGCCTAGTGCCTTCCTGCTGTTTATTTTCAAATGCCGTTGCTTCATCTTGGGTAATATCGCGAGGTTTTATTTCTGGTGTTTCCCCCGATTTTTTGCTGGAAGCGAGCCTGAGTTTCGAGGGGAGTCGAAACCATTCTGCGAGCATTTCTAAAGATGAGAATTTATAGGGCATACGTCATTCCTTGCTTGACCGGCAGAGACGTTGCTCAGAGGGGCCGAGGCGCAATGCCAGTAGTCACTTAGGGTCAAACCACGAAGGACTGTATTCATCCTAGTCCCGTTCAGTGGAAGACACGTAAAATCATTTGTAATTCATTGTATTTTAAGGTTATTTTCAGCTTTCACGCTCTTTTTTATTGCAGTGTGACAAGCGTTGTTGGACTAAAATCCAGTCAGTGTTGGCTTACCTTAATAGTTAAGCAGCGATTATTTATATTTTTTGAAATAAATACACAGTCTTAGAGTGGATGAGCTCTCACAAGCACCATAGTTCTAGGCGCAAAAAAGCCCGCTCTATGGCGGGCTTAGTATTTTTTGGGATAAAGGGCTTCGTGGCTTTTGCGTGATACTGTCACGCGCCATAAGTTAACGTAGAGCCGTGGTAGCAGTTGGGTCGAATCTAGTTTTTGATTTGTATATAGTTGACTGCATCCGTTTTGCATGGGGGCAAAAGTCCAAAAACTTCCATTTCACCAAATTTTCAAAGGCTTGTAGCATTTTTATTTAGGTTTTTTCATTCCTGAAGAGTTTTGTTCCGGTTTTTTTGGTGTTTTTGTATATTGGCTACCGGATGAAGATAAGCAAGCTATTTATTGGTTTATGGCCTATCCTGTACTTATGTCCCAACATTCGTTGGGGCTGCCATTGACCAATGGAGGTCATAATGGACAAAAGAGGCAAACCGCCTAAGAAGCCAAGTACACGCAAGCCTGAGCTCACGCCGTCGCAAGAAGGTTGGCCAGCTCAGGCTCCTAATGCGGGGATCAAGCGCGCCAGTGCCGCTCATGATCACAAACCCACAGGAAGAGGGGCTGTACGGGGAAGATAAACCTCGAGGCTTGAATCGCCATCCTATCCCGCTATAGAAAGGGCCTGCAATGACACATCATCGCAGGCCCTTTTGATTGCAACTCTACACAGTGTACTAGCGTTGGAAATCCTGCTGCATACCCGGCCATAGCTTAAAGCCTAGGCAAGCGCCCCAACGGTCACGCTCATACAACCACAATGTTTTGCAATTGGAGCATTGGTATAAAGATTTTTTAGCGTCACCAGGGCCTTGCAAGCAAGGGCCAGCAACAGCCATAAATTGGTGCTTGAGGCTGAGCGCCGAGGATAGAGGTAACAGCTGGCAGAGAGTGCACAGATTATGTGAGCTTTGATAGGGCAATTTGTGTTCTCCTGAAGAGGGCTCCAGGCGTTAGCTAGAGTGGTGAAAGGTTTTTATTGTTGTTGGAGTTATCAGGAGCAGATCTGTTGAGGTAGGCTGGCCGTCGCTTGAGTGTTGACGGCCGTATTGCAGACTCGTTGGGGGCGAGCCTGCAATGGCTACTTATTTGCCTTTCGGCTGGTCCTGAGGAGACTTGTCATCTTTTTTGCCATCTTTCTTGTCGTCAGGATGCATGGCCGCTTTTCGATCAGGAGAAGGTGAGGGGTTTTGGGTAGGGGTTTGGGGTTTGTTAGGTGAGCTTGTTGTTTGTGTCATGAGAGACTCCAATAGGTGAATCATTGCAGCAAACCAGGCGTGTTGAGTGCACTGCTTTGCGCTGTGATGCACTTGTATTTAGTTAAAAATGGATTGATCGTTTTGCGCTGGAGGAGGGGTGCGAGGTTTCTTGTCGCCGATGGGCTCATCGTTTGCAGGTAGCGTTTGATCGTCTTCGTGGATCCGTTCGATTTCGACGGGGCGTTTGTCGCGTGGGTCCGGGAGGGTGGGCTCGGCGGGGTCGGTGGCCGAGAGAAGGGGGAAGCGAAGCAAGTTAACTTTTCTTCCAATGGACCGGAGATTGTGTGTCATAGGCACTCCTGCCAGGACTGGCGGGATATCTCTCAGAGAGTCTGAGCAACAGCGCCAGTAGCGCCTTCAAGGTGTCAGCGAGAAGGTCTAAGTTCATACTAGGCTGATTCTGAAAATACCCACTATGCTAATTTGTAAATCATTGTATTATAAGGAAAAGTTGAGTCTGTACGCTTTGATTTACTTCAGCCTGAAGCGCTGATGAGGATTACACTGAACCCTCATTCGACTGTCGATGGGAGGGGGTTATGAGTACAGGAATATTATCGAGCGGGGGCCAATGGGACGATGATGGTGGATCTCAATTGAAAGCCTTGGCAGTGGCACGAGCCGTGGATCAGCTAGATGAAGATGATCAGTTGATACTTGGTTTTTTGGGGGCGTCGTTATTGAGCTTATGGGATGATTTACCTGCCAGCGAGCAACAGAGGCTGTTGAATAGCCAGGCTATCAAAAGTGCATTTGATAAAGCAGAAATCAAAACTCGAATTCAGCGGCTCGAAGAACATTTCAAGAGGTTAAAGTAGTCGCTCGCCTGCTTAGGGGAGCTGTAGTCTGCTTAGCCTTGCCTACTGCCATGCGTTGTCGAAAAAAAGCCCGCTCTATGGCGGGCTGTCGGTAAGTGCTGAGGGTGACCCCGTACGGAAGTCATCTGCTCCCTGTAGAGGCATTTTCTCTTTTGGGGGCATGGATGGGGGTATGAGGCCTGCTCGAGAAAGAGGAAGCCCAAGCATATCAACACCCTAACAAAACACCCCCGTTCCAGTACTGCCTACCAGAATACATGCACACAGCACCAAGCTGTGCCAAGAAAAGCCCCAAAGATCAATGCTTTGGGGCTTTTTTTGTTTTCTACGGCCATAGCCTGCACTATTAATGTCTATATTGAATCCAGCGCGCGTCTAAGCTCTCTCGGCTCAGGGCTGACCCCCACGGCTCGTAAATGGCGATTACAGATAAACCAGATTTCGTCCCTGTCGTTAGCCAAAATAAAGAAGGCGTCCGATGTCTCTGACGGGTTGAACATCCCCAGGGCACGGTAAGCGGTCTGCATATTGAATCCGCTTTGAAGCGGGGAGGGCTTGGGCCCATCCTTCAGCTCTTGAACACGAAGATATAGTCCCGTCTCTAGTGTGATCAT